CTCAGAATAATAATGAAATTGTATTGAATACAGTATCATCTACTAAAATTACACCAGAACAAAAAAAACAATTAGTTAATTTAAACATACCATTATCTTCTTTTTACCATGCTTTATCAATTATTCAATCTACTTATAATAAAGAAACAGGACCGTTACTAACAAAATATTACGAAAATCGTGATTTGTTTATGGAAGACTGGAAAAAAAGAAAAGAAAAAAAATAATAAATTATATTATTCATATAAATATAAATAATATAAATAATATAAATAATATAATCAATATATACAAGATATGAGCTGTTCTTTTGATATAACAAAAGATATATTACAATTTTATAATAAACCATACGATGAACGCGAATTAGAAGAAAATGAAATAATGAAAGATGTTAATAATGTTGAAGGTATTGACGAAGTCAAATTAAACGATCTCTATAAAAAACTAATACTTATAACTGAATCTAATAAAAAACATGATTCGGATGAAAATGATGACGAAGACGATGATGACGATCCGGTCACTAATATATTAAAAAATTTAGTAAATGAAATGAAAAACAAACAAACGGATAATGAATTAACTGGAACAGATGATTCAATACAAAGTATAAGTAATATCAACTTTATTGAAGATGAAGATTTTGTAAAAAAAATACTGCTTTATAGATTTTTGGAAATACAAAAAAAAATATTATATGTTGAAAATGATATTGTATTTTATAATTATATCATTGCTTGTATTTTAAATAATGAGAATAAAATAAAATTAAATGCTGGTACTGATATTGGTACTGATGCTGGTACTGATAACAATACAGTTAAACAACTAAAAAAAAATAAAATCAAGCTGAATCAGATTAAACTGGATATTTTTAATAAATTAGATTATCTAAATACAGAAGATAGAATAGAACAAATATTTATAGATAATATATGTACATATGATTTTTTAAATAAACAATATAGTCAGAGAATATGGAAAGACATGTAATAAAATAATAAATGAAAACATCAACAAATATAGAGATATTATATACATATACTATATACACTATAATATGAGCGATGTTCCTATAATCACGAATAAATATATATCTAAACTAGAAGATCCTATACATAATTCATTAGAAATCAATGATGTCATATTTAATGAAGGTAATATGTATTATTCTAATAAATTAAAATGTTCTAATTCTCAAAACGATAATACAGAAATAACAACACGGGTTATGGTTGATAATAATAAACCATTAAGTAAAGGTGAAGAAAGTATATATAATAAAGTAATGAATAATTTTTCAGAAACACCTACTTATAAAATGGGTGGTACCGTGTCAGAAATAGAATATTTGGTTAAAAAAACTATATTAGATAAACGCGATGACGACGATGATGATGATGATGATGACATTGATACCATGATTGAAAACATAAAAAAAGACATAAGTAAAAAAAAAAATACAATTAGAACTTTAATAACCAATACTCAAATATATCTATCGATGTCCGGACAAGAGTATTTAAATGACAATGATAATAATAATGATATAATTAAAAGTATCAATGACAAATTAGGTAATTTTAAAAACGTGTCTAATATTTGGAAATATGAATAGGAGTGTTTATTATATGTATAAAAAATTGATTAAAGAATTATTACTATAAACATAGTAATAATACAGTTATAATTATGCGAGTAATTAATGATTCCGAAGAATTTCGTAGCAATGTTGTGTCAAAGTTAAAAATAATACTAGAAGATGAGATTATATGCTCCAATTTAGAAAAAGGAATCTTTAACTATTCGTTGGAACATGCAGACAAGTTGAATGTAGTCAAGAAATGGGATAATAGTTATTTCGTGAAAATTTATCTAGATCGTCTAAGAAGTATTTATACTAATTTACAAGATGATGGTATAAAGCAATCTATGAAAGACAAAACTATCAAGGCTCATACTCTAGCTTTTATGACGCATCCTGAAATGCGACCGGATAGATGGGATGACTTAATTCAAGAAAAGAAAATTAGAGACGAAAATAAATATGAACCGAAGTTAGAAGCTTCTACCGATGATTTCAAGTGTTGGAAGTGTAAATCAAAGAAATGTACTTATTATCAGCTACAAACACGGTCTGCAGATGAGCCCATGACAACCTTTGTAAATTGTCTAGATTGTGGTAATAGATGGAAGTGTTAGGTCTGTCGCCGACTGTAAATTACATTATATCACAAAAACATACATAAAAAATAATATAAATATTTATATTATTTTTTATTTTATTTTATAGCCGTCGGCAGACATGACAGATTATAATATTTCCAAATCTTTAAGATGCCAGTATTCAGACGCACCACTAGGCAAAGGTCTGCGAATAATAACTGGAATCATTTTTTCTTCTAATTCCTTCAAAGCGATTAAATATCCGTCTATGAGTGGAATATCCAATTTTACCAACGGTTTTGCTCCATTATTCAATTGCTTAGCACGTTGTCCTAATATTCTCGTCTTCTCGTATTTCGTTAGAAGTGGAATCGTCTTGTGTAAATCGTCAATAATGATATTCTCTTTGTTTCGTTGGACCTTGGCTAAATTATAAATTTCGTCGTAATTATGATTTACCGATTCAGGATGCTGATCCAGGATATAATTATCTCTCATTTCTCTATCGAATTTCTGTAAATAATCATCGTCTTCTTCTTCGTCGTCATCAGATTCATAATCAGAATCGTGCTTTTCAAATTCGACAGGCAGGTTCAATGTAGTTGTAGGCAATTCAGTTGCAATATTTGACGATTTTTTGACAGTCGTTTTCGTTTTCTTGTTAATAACTCCTGTATCTTCGTCAATACTGATATCGTCGTCATTCATATCTTCACCATCTTCTTCGTCTTCAGAATTCACAATACTATCTGCGTCATCATCTCCTATTTGACTATCAACATCATCGTCGTCAATCACACTATCACCATCTTCTTCATTGTTATTTTCAACCTCATTTTTTTCATTCAAATTAATAATACTCGAATTGACATTATTTGTAAATGTAGGAGCAGATGTATTTTCTATTTCACTAACGGAACCCTCATCGTCACTCATATTTTCAATATCTGATTGTGCTAAATCACTCATTCTTCTTATAATATAATATTATTATTTACTTTTAAATAACATCAATTTTTATTTAAAAAAATAATAGATCACGTAATCTTTTATTTTATTATGATGTGTTGTATTTTTATAGCTTGTTAAATTTTATCATTTCATTTCAACGTAAATTTAATTATTTTTTTTCTGTTTTCCATACCGTGTCGCATTTTGCGCACAAATAGATATATAACTTGTTTAAATCGTCATAGCGGATATATATGACTTCTCTCTCTCCATTACCGTCTTCTTTATTGCTACAACAATCACTATTCGGACATTTGATTGTATTGATTCTTGGTAATGTAGGGTCCAATTTGGTATATTCGTTAATAATATGATTGTATTTTTGCTCACTTCTCTTTAATTGGGTCTTAGATACGCAAATATTATCTTTGGTTAGATTCGTATCTTCATGACCGCAGCTTCTACAATAATATATCAAATTGTTTTCATCCTCCGATGAAATTCTAATATAATACATGTTGTCGCATTTGTCGCAAAAGTGCATCTTCTTAAATAGTATATATATTATTATATTTAATTCCTTTCTTCAATTTTTATCTATAATGCCCAAGTTATTCCGATTTCACATCATTGAATATTATCTAATAATTTACACGGTTGGTAATTTACAAAACGCCTCGTATGTATTTTTCCAATTGATGGGAATATTCAGGTTGTAAATTCCGGTTCGCACATTTTCAATGGGATCGTCTTTTTTTCCTTCTAAAATAGTCAAAATGTCTGCTCTGTTCTTTTTAAACTCAGTATTCATCTCCGTTTCAAATATTTCATGAAAGGGGCTAATAGACCAACCTGAATCCTTTGACAATATACGATTTACAGAAAAATCGAAATTTTTAAACAATATGATTTTGTTATATTTCGCAACATCAGAATGCTTTTCAGTGAATCCAGGTTCGTGTAATAGAGGCATATTATCCATAATACTCACAATGGTAAGTAAAATTGTTCTGATACTTTGACAACCAGTCCATTGATCACCCTTCCATGTATTTAACATGGACAAACACATTTTTCCTGAGCGATACATATTTGGATGAAATCTTGTCTGTCCATCGTTTGTTTTAAATTCCACTATTGGTGGCGTATGAGGATAATCATATGGAAATGTAAATTCAAAGAAATAACATCCTCCAAAATATCGACTATCCTTAGGACCACATATATAGACATAACCTTTCAATATATTAGTTTCATCATGCTTGTAATAAATACCGTGATTGTCCAGAGGTTCTTTTATCAACTCTTTCACGTCTTTTAATAACCGCTTAATCGTTTCTTTGGATATTGTTATGGTTTCATTTGTAGATGAGGTATCTTTATTTTTGATATCCTTCTTACCACTTGTACCGCCACCAGACATATATTATAATATTATATGACGATAGTTTTATGTAGGTTTTACTAGATATGTATTAATGAAATATTGTTTTCTTATATTTGATGGATCTTTCTTTTCTGCTTATATTTTTCAATTATATATTTTAGAAAGCACTATCGTAAAATCATCGACCAGTTTTTTATTATCTATATAGGTTTAATTGATTTTCGAATTTAAAGGGATAAACTATAAAAAATTGACCTAAAAATAATATGTATATATATATCATATTATGTCAAAGATGAAACAATCATTCGATTCTTATTTAAATTCGTGTTATTCTCAAAAGGGTGAGGGTCATACCCACACCAGGATCGGTGATAATTCATTGTCTATAAAAGGGGGTTCTTATACAATTTCGAATTTGACGGAATTTTACTCAAAATATATGAAACATGTCTTTCAAGATGGTAAGTATGAATTTCTTACAGAAAAACAACATCTGGAAGCAGGTCCATTGTTAATTGATTTTGACTTTCGTTATGATACGTCTATTGAGACGAGACAACATACGGAAACACATGTCAATGATATGGTCGATTTGTATTTTCAAGAAATCAAAGAGTTGATGGATATTCCAGCCAATACCAATATTCCTGTCTTCATTTTTGAGAAAGAAAATGTTAATATGCTGGAGAAGATTACCAAGGACGGTATTCACATGATCATTGGCATCCATATGGACCGAACGTTACAGATTATTTTGAGAAATCGTGTTATGGACAAGTTGAAAGATATTTGGTCTGATTTGCCTTTGCAGAATTCATGGGATGAAGTATTGGATGAAGGTATTACCAAAGGTACTACTAATTGGCAATTATATGGTTCTAGAAAGCCAGGAAATGAATGCTATTCAATCAAATATTATTATATACTAGAACTAGATGACCATTCGGATTGGTGCCTTAACATTAATGATGTGAAAACATTTGACCTAAAGAAAAACTTCCCTTTGCTAACTGCTCAATACAAAGACCATTTGACCTTTGAAATGTCGAAAAATATTCTATCTGAATATGATGCTATAAAAAATACTACAAGAAAAAAGCCTAAAAACAAGCTCAAAATTATCGATAAAAATAGAACATTCGATATCAATGACATCACTTCGCCTGAAATACTAGAAGAAGCTGTCGAACACTTCTTGAGCGAAATCGAAACCAAGGATTATTTTATCAAAGAAACGCATCAATATGCCCTTTGCTTAAGCGAAAATTTCTACAGTCCTTATGATAAATGGATTCGTGTAGGTTGGGCTCTAAAAAATACACACGAGAGCTTGTTTATCACGTGGATTGCATTCAGCGCACAATCAGACAAATTCGATTACGATAAAATACCAGAGTTTTACGAAATGTGGTGCAGATTTGATAGATGTAATGATGATGGTCTAACCTTCCGCTCGATTATGTATTGGGCAAAGAACGATAACATAAAAAAATATAGAGAAGTGAGAGAAGAAACGATTGACTACTTTGTAGATAAAACAATTGAGAATCAAACTGATTTTGACTTTGCTCTCGTATTATATCATATGTATAAGGATGACTATGTATGTATATCAATCAAAAAGGATATTTGGTATATTTACATGAATCATCGGTGGGAAGAGAATGAAGGTGGAACCAACTTGCGCATGTCCATTTCGAAAGATCTGTTTAACATATATTTTACCAAAATGAATGCAATTCAGCAAGAATTGAGAAGCACTACAATTGATCAATCTAGTGAGAAATATACCATATTACAAAACCAGGCTAAGAGCTTGAGCAAATTATCTAATAATTTAAAGCAGAGAGGATTCAAAGATAATATTATGCGTGAGGCGAAGGAAATATTTTATGATAGCACATTTGTTGATAAGGTTGATGCGAATCCCAAGCTATTATGCTTTAACAATGGCGTACTCGATTTCGAGAACAAGGTATTCCGTAAAGGAAAGCCAGATGATTATTTGTCGAAATCGACCAATATCAGTTATGTTAAATTAGATATGGGAAAACATAAGAATATAATCGATGAAATTAACGATTTTATGTGCAAATTGTTTCCTGAAACTGATTTGCGCAATTACATGTGGCAACATTTGGCCTCCACGCTTATTGGAGAAAACAATGACCAGACGTTTAATATTTATAACGGAAATGGAAGTAACGGTAAATCAAAGCTAGTGGAGTTGATGGCTGCTTGTATGGGTGAGTACAAAGCAACTGTTCCTATTACACTCATTACCGCTAAGCGTAATACCATTGGAAGCACTTCGTCTGAAGTAGTTCAATTAAAGGGTGTTCGATATGCGGTCATGCAAGAGCCGTCAAAGGGGGACCGTTTGAATGAGGGTATTATGAAGGAAATTACTGGCGGAGATCCATTACAAGGACGTGCTTTGTTCAAAGATAGTATTACCTTTATTCCTCAATTCAAGCTAGTTGTATGTACTAATACATTGCTAGACGTAAATAGCAATGATGAGGGTACATGGCGTAGATTATGTGTTTGTGAATTTAAATCCAAATTTTGCGTCAAGGAAGAATTTGATGACGAGCGCGAATACCAATTTGAAATCGACAAGAAACTAGGTGAAAAATATATTCAATGGTGTCCAATATTCATGTCAATGTTGGTTGAGAAAGCATATGAGACAGGTGGTCTAGTCAAGATTTGCGCAGCAGTCAAGGCAAGTAGTTCTAGCTATAGAAACACGCAGGATTTCTATAGTGAATTTGTATCAGATAAGGTCAAGAAGACAACCGGTGGTAAAATCAAGGAGACAAGTCTATATGAGGTTTTCAAGACATGGTTTCAACTACATCATGGTAAAAATGTACCCAAGGGACGCGATTTATTCGAATTCATGAACAAGAAATTCGGCCGCAAACAACGAGGTATTTGGAATAATGTATCTATTATTTACGATGATTATGATCCTTCTCTAGACGAAGATGATTATGACAATTAAATAGTATTACTAAAAAGAATAAAATACACTGAAATATAATAAAAATACAACTAATAAATATTGTATTTTTATTTCGATTGTTTTCTATTGTTGTGAAAAAGCTACTTTAACCAATTACAAGTGTAAATAAACCCAATTTGTTTTACTTGCTATTGAATAGTAACTATATTTAATAAATTCAATGACATAATATGCTATAGTCGGATACAACGCTAATCCAATTACAATACCCCATAATTTTGTTTCTCTGTATCTCTTTTTCATTATTATAATTATTATGAGAGCAACAATTATGTATTTATACAATGAATTAAAAAAACTACTCCATCCACCAGCATATCCATTCTGTTCGTTTTCATAATACGTTTTCCTATCAGAAATTTCAATAGTGTGGATTTCCCCTTCCACTGCTTTGCGTAATTTATCATTTTGTTTTCCTAATATTTCATATAAATCTTTTGTATGTTTTGCACTTTGTATCTGCGCTGCATATTGTCCATGTATTTTGTTCAATTCAACAATCATCGCATCATGTTTTTCTGTCATTTCGCGCTTTAATTTTAATGCTGTTTGTTCGTATCTTGCCAAATTTGGATCTACAGCAGGGATAGTTGCTTGATTTTGAGACTGAACATACGAAGTTATAAATTCAGTTGCTACACTCGATGTATTTTCCATCATTTGATTAAACTGATCTATGTTTATCATACTTGCTAAATTATCGGCTGTTACACAATTACCTGCTGTTGTATTTGCCATTTACTAATATACTAAAATACTAAAATATTTCGATACTAAAATATTTCGATATTTAAAACTTGGCATAATTATCAACATTGCTGTCACTACTGTTATATCCAGATACTACACTGTTATTTGTAAATACTCCTACATTAAAGTCAGATTTGCGAAAAGAATTCTTTAAACATCTCTCGCCTACAAATGATTCTTTTACACATTGTTTATTCGAGGTGTCCCATTTTGTGCCATTTGGATTGCCGGTAGGACAACAGGCTTCACCTGCACAAGACAATGTTAAATCTGCCTTTACAGGTTGATCATTCGGATTACCCAAGTCATTAGAATCTACCGCTGTTGGGTCAAATGGAAAATTGTATTCAGAAAAATTCATATTGTCGCGACTAGCAATATCAAACATCTGTAATGAAACAACTACAATAGCTAGACCCAGTATAATAGCGATCAAGATTAACGCAATATTGGATGGTATAATACCTCTTTTCATTAAAAGTCCTAAAATTAAAATAGGAATACAATAATAAACAATGGATTTCATTACTTTTGCTTGAGTGTCGTATTTATCACTGTAGTAATTATTTATTTCAGCCATTCTTAGCTTACCATATCTAGCATCTTGTAAAGCGCCCAAATTTCCCTGTACGTTTTTTAATTCATGTTCAACGATACCACCTACCGCCATTTCATTTACTAAACTATTTCTAGATACAGCTACGTTCGATTGGGTTGTTGCATAATTATTGCTGACAGATGTATATAAACTAGTCTTTAGATGTTGTAATTCTTGAATTTTCTTTAAAATTTCATTCTGTTTATTGGCATTTGGATTCTGTTTTACACTCAATGCCTCTAAATCATCATACATACCTTGGATTTGAATATCTATTTGACTAATTGTTTTTAATGTTTGGTCTGTCGAATTTGTCATATTATATATATTATCACGAGAGATTATATATAATTCCTAAAAAACCGTTTTGGTATCAATTATTTCATTATTTTCATAGTACCAGCAGTCGCACCCAATGCTAACATACTCCATAAAATATATTTTTGATTGTAGCTTAACATTTGAAGATTGGAATCTTCCTCTAGAGCGCCATTATGCTTCATTAATTTTGCCCCAGTACGTATTTCTTTGTATGTATGCTCATATGTATTTAATCTCTCTTTTAAAGTCTTGTATTCGTTTAATAAGCTCTTATTTAGTTTCACATCTTCTTTGCTTAGTTCTACAATTTTTTGATGAATTTGGTCTAAAATAACCGTTAATTTACTATACTGTTTTCTTATTTGCTTCTCATCTCTATCTGAAATAGTGCCTAGACCACATGTTGTACTCATATTCATGAATCCGGCGTTAGCATAACCATTCACTTCACCTTGATGAGTGAATTCTACATTCTTTCCGCAACTATTATTATTATTTACCTTTTTGTTGCGAATGTACAAGTCACCGCCAGTATATCGTCTTTTCCCATTTGGCCACATATTCGCATTTTTTATCCAATAATTATTACCATTTACATGAAATCCTGCCGCACCAGGCGTATCAATACATTTTTGTTTTATCTCTTGTACGGTTAATCCTGAACCGGATGTAATATCATTACCATATGAATCGTATCCAGATAATAACTCAAATTCATCACCATATCCAGATATCATATTATTAGGATATTTCTTCTTTGTTAAATCATCTGTAATATAATACGTTTCACCTAAATTTGAATTATTAGCACCATCTGTTTCATAGGTAGCATACGCATTAAATCCTGGTATCCAAGTATATATCCATCTCCAACTCCACCACCCTCTGCGACGTCTAGTGTATCTTCCGTTTTTCACTTTACCCATACGCCCTACCCCAGGGACATTAGGACAATCGTTCGCGCTTCTAGTTCTTCCACCCCCTCCTATGTAACATGCGCCTCTACCTCCACCATTGTTTTTTCCCATTTGAAATACATTTGAACCCATATCTTCAGCACGTTTTGCGCAAGCATCAATCGTTGTTGAACCTAAATCCGATTGATATGCGCCAGGAGATTGCGAACACTGAACAAATCTTCTATTTCTAGTCTCACTTGGATTTGTTATATACATATTTTGTCCAGCTGTTCTACATGATTGATTTGATATAGTAGCAGACCCTCTGATTAACGAAGCACCACACTGAACAAATCTTCTATTTCTAGTCTCACTTGGATTTGTTATATACATATTTTGTCCAGCTGTTCTACATGATTGATTTGATATAGTAGCAGACCCTCTGATTAACGAAGCACCCCCTGTCTTTACAATTTCTCCTTCAGGTGCATTTGCTATTGAATATGGTTCTCCTGCATCTGGTCCAATCGTAGGCGCGCTTGCCCAATCCATAGGACATCCGTTTTTTCCCTGCATAGAATTCGCCATGGTAGGATTAGGTAACCACTTCCATACACCTCTATCTGTTACATACCCAATAGCACCGGTTGGGTCTCTCAAAAATGTATTTGCAAACTGATTATTATTACGATTGCTAGCGGATATATATCCCTGGGAATTTTCAGCGAGAGTTTTAACTGACTGATTATATGATTGTAATTGTCTATTGTAAATTAATTGTAACTTTTTCAATTCTTCAAAATCGTCCAGGTTTTTTTCTGCTACAGGTCCATCTTCCATAAGACCAGTCATTTTATTATTGAACCCTTCTATTCCTACAATTGTAGAGGATATATTATCACCTGATAAATTAAAACCATCTAAATTCTTTTGCTTTTTATTTATATTATCCGATAATTCTATATTCTTTCTATTTTGTAGATAAAATTTTCCATCGGAATTAGTTGTCATTAATATATTATTATAATAAAAAATTATATTAATCCGTGCGCCCTTTTTGTTTTGGGTTTATGTATATTTCACGTATAGTCTAATCGGTATCATCATTAAAATACATGTAACGGTGGTAGCAACCTAGAAATAAATTTCCAAGAACTTTCTCCATAATCTACAACTGTTTTATAGTAATATTTTCCTATGATTATAATCCAAACTGCTATAAATACATAAACTGCCATTGAAATTTCATAACTTTCACGAGAATATACATAATACGCCATATATATGGAGACCAAGCCAAGTAATAACCACAAACTAAAAGTAGTATAACTAGATATTTGTCTTATATTACTATCCTCTTCTCCTGCCAATTCATCAGGTTGTCTAAGTAATGTATCTATTTCGTATCTGTCCTTTTCCATTTTTATCAATAGCTTTTCCAACTCTTCGCTTTTTGACACAGTTTCACCACTTAATAATGTTTTCGTTTTATCTAATCCTTTCCCCGACTTTTGAATTTTTTTTATTGTTTTTTTTATTTGATTTTGAAGAGTTTTCATTTGCCTTGCTATTTTTTCGCCTTTATCACCACCTAAAGCAGTTGTTCCATTCGGTGCTAAAGATGTTATTGTTTTAAGTTGATGTCCAGAATTAATATTTTTACCCTTTATGCCTCCGAAACAAGATTTACTCCAGTCATTGCCAAAATCAGATGGATAATATACTATACTCGAAAAGGTTGCGGTATCATCTTGTACTGCTTTTAATTTACAATTAGTTAGTGTATTTGATTTACCTAAAAACTTCCAATCATCGGTCGTTTGTGTAGGAGATGAAACCATACCCATTTGATAATTTTCATTGTTCATATCACTCCATACAGCATTTTGTTTAGTACTTTGACCCTGTAATAAGGTGTCGTATTTATTTTGAAGTGCATTATATTGATTTAATTTCATTTGTAATTGCTTACCCAAAATCCTGGCTTCTAATAAATTTTCGTATTTATCTGGATTATCCTGAATTATTTGTTCGGTAAATGACATTCAAACTATATATATAATTTGTTAGAAATTAAATATATGACAAATGTTTCCTATGTTTCCTATGTTTCCTATATTCTTTAATAATTTATACTGAAATTACTCAACTTTTTATACAAATATATTAAAAACATTAATACAAATATGGCAATAATTACATACGTGATTCCTGTAACCTTTTCACCATTGCTTGTTGAGGCAGCAACAGTTAAACTTATGATAAAAATAACGATAAAAATCCATATGATATAACTGTAATAGTTAGATGTCATTCTCATACTAGAATCAGATTCTTCTCCAACTATTTGCATCAACATAGTGTTACTGTTCGTAATATCATTTCTATCACGCTCTGCTGTCTCAATATAGGATAATAATTGTTGGCGTTTATTCATTAGTTGTTGTTTCGTATTACTATCTTCTAAAGATAGTTTATTTATTTCCTCGCTTAATTGTATTGCTTGTTTTTTTAATGTTTCATTTAATTTTTGTAATCTCGCCCATAAATTTGGATTTACATCTAGTGACAAACACTCATCTGAACTAGACATTGCACCTCCTGTAGGTATTAAATTATAATCAGAAGCACTTAACTCAATTGGTTCGGTAGAGCAACCTTCGTTTTTGTTCTTGTTACTATACGGATGTTTGATTCCTTTGATATCCACCCACGCCTCTTCCTTTGTGTCTTTGTTTTTAATATTTTGGCCAGCTATCTTACATGGTTGTCCTTGAACCATTGGTAAAGCTGATTTGAAATTACTCATTTTCCTATTATACGGCGTACTTGTTGATGGACATGAATCGTTATTTTTCTCCCACGAATTATCACTATATTTATGAGTAAAACCAAAATTATTTACATAATAATTCTTTCCATCTGTATCAGATACAACTTTACCTAAATAATCCACTATTTTTTTACTAGACTGACGTTTTGTTAATAAATCTTCGTTAAATTGTTTATATGTCTGAGCATATAATGCCAATGTTTGATTGAATTTATTTTCAATATTTTGCAAACCTTCCAACGATTTTTTATCTACATGTGATAAATTTGAACCTGCTAATCCTTCTTTTAATGTACTGCTCTGTATTAATTTTAAATGCGGAGACACTATTTGGTCCATATCCTCGTTATATTGTAGAATATCCCTCCCTTGTTCTAAATTAAATGGTAACATATCATCTTGTTGAATATCAAACATTTTACTATAAATTACTGATAGAAAAATGTTTTATTGTATTTGTATTCTTTCTTTTTATAATATTGATATTGTCAGTAATATTGATATTGATAATGATCTACAAAGACGGCGTTATATCACCGGTTGCGTCTTTTATTTTATCATAGAAATATCTGCTAATTTTCTCCATAACACTCAAGATTAACACGATACCTAGTATCATCATTAATTCTCTCGATGTTGGATATAGTGACATTCCGACTTTGATACATATAACAAAACCAATTAACAAAATTAAAACAGTCTTTACTTGTAATCGATACCAGTCTATTTCTTCATCATATAAACCAACTGAGGTCAATGACGTCCTTTCTAATTTTGTTACTTGCTCATTTAATTTATCATTTTCCTTTTTCAAGGTCTCTATCTTCACGTTTAATGTTGCCATTTCTGCTTGAGATGCCTGTATTGCCGAATCCATACTATTTTTTAAAATAAACCCATCAGATTGAATTTTGCTATTTACTGTATCTACATGCAACACTTCATCGACTAATTGCGTGTTCGTTGGATCCTCTAGATATTTTATATAATTCGGTACAAAATTTTCTAAAATTAGAAAAAAACGAGTATTTAATTCTGTTATGGTGTTTTTTGTTTTTATTAGTGTATCCATTATATACTACTAAGAATATTTTACGGTTCGTCTATTTTATTATTTCTTCTATTTTGTTTGACAACATACTCTGTAATATTCTGATGTAATGGCGGTTTTGCTAGGGCGAATTATTTTACATACTTGACCCGGACGCATTCCAATTGCTTGGGCTACAGGATCGTATCTAGATATTTCAGGCAAATCTGATGTATTGGTAATATTATAACGTTTCTTTAATTCTACCACTTCTGTATCACTTAATATTGTGTGCTTAGGAACATACATATGATCTAAAATGTTGTATTGGAGTCTTTCTAAATTATAGATCATGATAAATAACCCTTCTTGTTCCCATATTTGCTTCAATATATTTAAAAGAGGCTCGTGTGGTTCTTGTTTGATTACGATGATCAATGTATCGTCTTTTGACAATACTTGTTCTAAATTATACAAGTCGTCAATATAATCGTTGATATTTTCTCTTCTTAATGTTTTTGCTAAATGGTATTTTACATATACTTTTTTTGACGAGTCACTATTCTGAGAGGCCAACATCATATCCAATTGCTTATTATTATACATCACGTGTGTTTCATTTACACTACATTCTTCATAATCTTTTACGTCATATCCTTGTTCCGACAATAATTTTAATAAATTTTGTCTCGACTTAAATACGGTTGAGATAGTTCCACTTGACTGTGACATTCTTATTTATAATACAAAATTATATTTTTATTTCAGTTCAATTTTATATTATAATTACACTAATTTAATTGTTTTTTTGCCTCCTTCTTCTTCATTTTCATCCGTATTTTCTTTTACTTCTTCTGCTTTTGTATTTATAATTAATTCAATGCCATCTTCTCGTTTAGGTGCTGTCTTATTTAACATATCTTCTATCTTATCTATTTCAGTTGTATCGCTTGTATCAATATTGATACCCTGAACTCCACCACTCATACTATCATTCGATTCGGATGATGGAGGAGATGTTGGTGGTGGAGGTATAGTAGAAGTCGATGAGTTACTATTGTATGATACTGAGTCAGGAGCATATTGAGGAGACCCTGGCGAGTTTGGATTATATACTGGCGACCCAGGAGCATATTGAGGAGACCCTGGCGAGTTTGGATTATATACTGGCGACCCAGGAGCATATTGAGGAGACCCTGGCGAGTTTGGATTATATACTGGCGACCCAGGAGCATATTGAGGAGAACCTGGAGGATAATTCGGTGACCCAGGAGGAGGATAGTTAGGCGATCCTGGAGGAGGATATAGCGGTGATCCTGGAGGAGGATATAGTGGTGACGTTGATGATACTTGCTCTCCAGGAGCATATGGGGGTGTTGTTGGAGAATAATGAGACGAAACCGAATTTCCTAGAGCAAATGATTTACCCTTCTCTTCACGACGTATAGCATCTAGCGCAATATTCCAATTATTTGACTCTTGTGTGCTGTTCAATTCTTCAATCATTACATTTGGACTAATGGGTGTTTTATCATTGTATAACAATGTACTAACATTCCAGCCAGCAGGGAATCTATTTGGTAATTGACCATCGTTTTCACCTACAAACCATATTTCCGTTGCATCTCCCTTATTATTCAATATAACAGACTTGTAAGCTTCTCCACGCTCTTCATCATAGCTATAGTAAGACCATCCGTATTCTTCAGGTTGTAGAGGAGATTGTTCTTTAGGTTCTTCTATGGGTTCATTTAGCTTATCAGTAGGTTCGTCCATTGTTGCACTTCCCTCGTTCATTTTCGAATTTCTATTCTTGATTTCTCTCGTGATAGCCATTTTCAGCTTGTCTGGAATATGATCGCCTATCGTATCAATACCCTCTTCTTGTTGTAGATTTAGTATATTCGTTGAATAAGCCATACTTGTTAATTGGTCTATATTTTCTTCCGTGATGAGTCGCAATTGAATATTCATCACCTGAAGTTCTTGTATTAATAATTTAAATGCATATGGAATTTTCAAAATACTGAAATTTCTTCCATATTTCGAGACATTCTCAATATTCAAATTCTTATCTACGGATGTGTTGAATTTAATAGGACCGTCAGCCATTGGACTTAAAAAAAGGTTCTGACTGTTGTTATATATAGCCACTGTTCCGGTATTGTTGCAAACCGCCATATAATATTTGTCACCTCTCGTAAGCATTGATTCTTGTAAAAAAGCAGCAGCTCCGTGTCCGATAACCCCATCACGTTCCATTTCACCTATTCTTAGACCACCGTCGTTTGCTCTTCCACCCACTGTCTGACGTGTCAGCTGTTCCATTTTTCCTTTTGCGCGATAATTAATTTTGTCTTTTACCATATGTTTCAATCTCATGTAATAGGTTGGACCAATAAATATGTTTGCTTGAAGTTGTTCGCCTGTCATACCGTTATATAACAATTGATTACCTGACGAATTATATCCATTCTGAGTTAATATTTTTCCAAACATTTCGTGTTTGGAACCTTTATTGACAAACGCAGTACAATCACCATAACCACCTGTATTTACACAGGCTTTTCCCATCAATGTTTCTACCAATTGTCCAATCGTCATTCTCGATGGTAATGCATGAGGATTTATAATTATATCAGGGCGTATTCCATCGTCTGTAAATGGCATATCCTCCTCAGGAATGACTAGACCAACCGTTCCTTTTTGTCCGCAACGACTACAAAATTTGTCTCCAATCGCAGGAATTCTCTCTTCACGAATTCTCACTTTTGCTAATCGAAAACCCTCTTCGTCTTCTGTCATAAATGTTTTATCTACAAATCCTAATTGTCCTTTCTTGGGATACACTGACGCGTCTATACTAATGTTCGGATTTTCTAGGTTCGATTTGACCTTTCCAATAATGACCTTTTTATCATCCATTTCTGTATTTTCTTTTGCTAGACCATATTTATCCAAATCACTATAATCATATCCATATTTTTTTCCTTCGACCGTTGAATCCTCTATATTTTGAAAATGTGTATCGACTGTATTATCGCCTACTTTCGAACTTTCTTCACGTGTTTCGTACATGTTGTAATAAGTTGTTCGAAACATACCTCTTTTTAATGACCCCTCGTTAAACAATATAGAATCTTCCACATTATATCCACCATATACCATAATTGCTACAATTACGTTTTCTCCATAAGGATGCTCTTCATTATTGATATATTGTAAATATCTGCTTTTGACCAACGGCATTTGGCCATAATTTAATACAACTCCCATTTTATCAATTCGTGAAAAGAAATTTGAATGATAAAGTGAAACTGCTTGCTTTGCTTGACCACAGAAAAACAAATCTCTCGGTAACTGATTATTCTCCGGAAAAACAACCTGGTTCCCCATTACACCTAATATTAAAGATGGGTGAATTTCAATATGAGTATATGATTTATTCTGCTCCATATCATAATCCGTAGATATAAGTGCGGTTTCTTCTTCAGCAGTGTCCAAATAATCTATAATTCCTTCTGTGTTTTCTAACTTGCTAAAATCATCAGTATCATATAATTCGTTGATTTTATATATCTTACATGTATTTACATCATAATTCACATCTATTTTCTTAGCAAAACCGCTAATTAAATTGGACCACGTAAAGGTATTGCTGTTTATTTTTTCCCAAACTTCTTTTCGCTTGAAACTAGGGGTCTTCTTCTCATCCACATAAAAAACCGGCCTACATAATCTACCTGAATCAGTAAAAATAATAAGCTCGTTCTTTTTGATATTCCAACTGATACTTGTATAAATCGACATTAATCCATTGCGTTTGTATTTCTTTACAAGTCGAATTGTTTCTTGAGGAGTAGTGATGACACCAATCCAACTACCATTGATAATCACTTTGGTAGCACTAAATAAATATTTATTACTACATTCCTCTAGTAATTTCATTTGACATATGCTCCTCATAAATTTCATCATAGGATAACTAGAACATCCGCTCGTAATATGAGTAGAAATAGCCATATGTTTGTGAAACCCTACATTACCACCATCTGGTGTATCTACCGGATCAATAATTCCCCATTGAGATCCGTGTAATAATCGCGGCTTCACCACTTTTGCACTTGAGTCCATAGGCAAATTAATTTTTCTTAGATGAGAGATAAAACTGTTATATGACAATCTATTCAAACCTTGAACTGCCCCCAATCTCTTGGTATGTTCTTCTGCGCCCCAATTTCCCTTGAATGCTTTTTTAAACCCATCCTCTACGACTCTCTCATTAAAAATACGTTCATAATTATTGGTAATTAAATCTTTGAATGACTCGTTTTGATAAATGGTTTTGGACTTTTTCATATTATATTCACTATCTAAACGCAATTTGATATTATCTTGTTGTAACTTGAAATATTCTTTGAATAAATCATATAATAACATTCCTGGTACTTCAACACGCTTGAATTTAAAACTGTCGCGGTCAGTTGGTGCTTCCATTTTGGTAAATACAAGGAGCAAATTATTTACAATGTATCCCAAGAAATACGCCTTTTGCTGAAAATTCAATTCGCCAATATTTGGCAAGAAGTAATTCATCAAAATATCCAATACGTAATTGGTTGTATGTCCCTTGGTAAATGTTTTGATATATTCTAGTGCAGTCTCTTGTGTAAAAATCTTACCTGCATCATGAATAGATGGAATGAACAGATCAATCATGGAACTATTCGCATCTAAATCCAATAGACAATATTCTATAATTTCCTTGTCGGATGTTACACCGAGTGCGCGAAATAAAATAAACAATGGGATTGGTTTTCTTACATTGGGTATATTTACAACAATTTGGTTATTTGATTGTTGTGATGTTGGAGCTACAATCCTAACTGACAATGTTCTTTCCGGCTTTGATGCGTCTTCTGATACGGTTCTTATATCGGCACCATGACTGTATATATCATTGTAATTCTCTCTAATATAAAGCATATTGTCTGCAAACTTTTCTTGACTGATAATCACCTTCTCTTTACCGTCAATAATAAAATAACCTCCATAATCATTACGACATTCTCCCATATTGTACCGAACTTCTCTATTCAGTCCATCTAATATACATAAATCAGATTGAAGCATGATTGGAAATCTACCTAAGAATAGTTTTTCATAGGTTATACTCGATTCTTGTATTTTTCCGTCGCCGCCCATTATTTTAAATTCTACTTCTAAATCATAATGAATCGCTAGTCCATAGTTCATATTTCTTAAACGTGCTTCATTTGGATACATAAAATGCTCACGATTATCGTCATATATTACTGGTTTTCCATAATATATTTTTGAACCATCTTTACCACCTAAATATAATTCGCACCTATATTTGAAGTCTTTTGTATTCGGGTCTTGTTCTTTTTGGAGAACAATTGGATTTTTTTCTTTGAATATGCTTTTCATACCAGTTCGAAAAAAATCATTATAAGAGTCGATATGATGTTTTACTAATACTTGTGGATTGTCATAAAAAAACTTTTCAATAATATTCCAGGTAGCTGTGTTATATTTTATGCTCATGTGTATTATAATATATCATAAGTATATTTTTTTATAATCTAATCGATAACATATTAATTAAATTATAATAGAAATGTTGTAAATATCATGACTATATCATGACTATATGATGACTATAATTTCATTTTTCTATTATTGTCTTGGTTCTTGAATAACCAATATAGTATTTTGTCTTATCATAAATAGTCCAAGTGCTACAAAATAAAATAGGATGGGAAAGAATACTAGAAACCACGAAATACCTGCGTATCCATTTTTACAGAGAGAATCGAGAATCACTGTTACAAACAACAAATAAGCCATTTTGATAATGTAAATTACAAAAACGTTATCTACAGGGCATTCATATTCTCCCATACAAAAACGATCTGTATTTCCCATATTCGAAAAAATCATCACTAAAAGAGTGGAAACGCTGATGACGAAATATATCATAGCAGGCGTACATAATTTTTTTAATGAACGCAACATTATGATATATTTGAAGAAAAAATTATTTATTTCAGGTTCATTTGTATTCGTTTATGCACTAGCCGCATTCATATTAGCATTTTTATATATTGCTTCCACGTCTGGAGGCGTTCCCCCAATAAAAGAGGACGTTTTGTTTATCGGTTGATCCATTGGATAAGGATTTTGACTTAGTGATTGTTGCTTTCCTGTTAAATCAAAATAACCACCATTTACCCCATATTGTGCTCCTCTTCCTAAATTTACAATTTCTTGGAAAAATCCTCCTTTCATATTACCACCTTTTCCTTTGCGTCCTTTTTTTCCTTTTCCACCGCTCATAGAACTGTTCATATTTACGTCGTCACTCGTTGAACGAGCCGGTTCAATGCCTCCAACGGCTATACCATTGGGACTTAGGGCAAAATGGTTTGACATTGTTGCTCCTTGAGTATTGATACCATGATTTGCACCTACACCTGGCCAAGTCGCTTCATTACCTCCTTCCCACGAATATCCTACAGGTCCTGCTGCAGGACTTGATACCATACCTCCATACATACGCTTTCCTTTCTTTGCTCCACCAAAATGTACTCTACGAGTATTATGATGTCCTCTATGACTATGGTGCTTTACATAACGTTTATGTGCTGTATGGTGTCTTGATGTTCTTGCGTGTTTGTTCTTTTTACGCAAAAAAATCTTTTTACTTTTCATTGATTTCTTTTTGTTTGTGTGATGTTTCTTATTTGAGCGACTCTTTTTACTCACTTTCCTTGTATTTCTCTTTCTTACTGATTTTACCATATATATACTATAACTAGAAATTATTCTATATTCACATGAGTTAATAAATGTCTTCTACAGCACATTTTATTTAAGCCCAATTTGTCTAAAACCTCTCCTTCAGGGGTCTTATCTACAAAATCTTCGGTCAAATATACGACCTTATCTACTTCCATTCCTCTCGCCATTTTCAACTTTCTTACTTCTTTTTGATAATATTCGTATTTATTACCAACCACTTTTCCGCACGTAAAACACTTTACAGGTATAATCATCTTGAATTATATATAGATTATTAAATTATATATAAATCAATTTTTTAAAGTAATAGTTATATTACACCATATCATTTACAACCAGTACCAATACACTTATTTCTAAAATAATAATAATCTATATTTTTCGTCTTTCCGTTTTTATCACGTTTGAACGTGGGGCCATTCATATCACCTGAATGACACTGCTCTTTTCCATCCATTAATGCATATACGCAACACGATGTTGCTAAACAATTATCCTTGGTCATTTTACTACAACTCTCTTGTAATTTATTTCGGTCTCCTTCATGTGTTTTACAAAAACCGTTATCATTATTGGCGTTATTGTCAAAAGCCTCTATATTTACTACCTTTTGTACTTGTTGGTCTTTTATTGGTGTCATTTTTAATTCAACAATTGCGAAAAAAACAATGAGTCCAATTATTATTATAGCTACCGATAACATCTGAGGTCCTACTTTATCGAATACACTTTTTAATGCGGATATATCCATATTCATATTCATATTTACATGCACTAATAAACCAACTGTTATGATTACAATTGCTAATATGACTATTTTTAATAGATAATTAGAAGAATTGTTCATTGTATATATTTTCCAAAGATTTTATTCTTCTTGTCCAAAGATTTTATTCTTCTTGCCCAAAGATTTTATTCTTCTTGTCCAAAGATTTTATTCTTCCAACTCTACAATTTCGATTCCAATACTCGTTTTCACCTTTTTATGTTGTTTTCCACTTTTATGAATATTCTGATGACATCCTTCACATAGCGTCAGTAAATTAGCCGGATGATTTTTATGAAACGTTCGATTTATCATGTTATTCTTGTCCGCCTTTTCTTGATGTTGTAAATGATGTACTTCTTGCCCAACCTTCGTTTTACATACTTCACATGTATTCATTATTTTCTTACTATTGAAATGCGATTGCTTTTTAGATAAACCACCTTCTTCCTCCTTCCGATACTTTCTTCGTATAGCGTACGCATTCTCTAAAAATTCATCCGGCAAATGCAATGATTTACATACTTCTAGACCATACATACTTTCCCCTGGACCGTCTTTTAATTTCCTGTCATAAATCAACACGTCTTTTTCTTTGTTATACGAAACAGTCAGGTGTTTTATATCAATGTTTTTCATACGTTCTATCTCTTCAAACTGAACAATTTCGTGCAAATGAGTCGCGAATATTGCACTTGTCTGCTTCTTATGTAACATTTCTAGTCCTGATACGAAAATACTGACTGCTGAATCGTGTTCTGTTCCTGAACATAATTCGTCTCCTAAAATTAAACTATTCTTATCCGCCATGTTTAATATCACGCGCAATTCAGACATTTCCACCGCAAACGTAGATAACCCTTTGAATAAATTATCATTTCCTAAGATTCGCGTAAAGATTCCACTGTAAGGGACAAATTCAAAATGACTACTAGCTACATACAAACCTGCTTGTGCCATTATCAAATTAATACCTAGTGCTCTTATTATGCTTGTTTTTCCTACAGCATTCGTTCCATATAGCAACATAATATCACTATCGACTCCTACTGACACGTCATTTGTTACATATAATTCTTCCGTGTTCAATTGCTCTATAAGAGGATGTCTCAATTCCTTTGATTTTATATACGATTTATCACCACTACGTATATCAGGTTTATGATAATTATATTTCGTAGCAATATAACACATGTTTTGTAGTTGGTCCAGTTCTGAGCAAAACTGAATCAAGTTCATAAATTCTTTTTCGTATTGTTGTAACTTTTGTATAAACTCATTATAGATGATGGTAATCAAATCCTTCATTTTTTGCTTTGACCGAACAATATCATTTGTTATTTTCGTAATCATCTCATTTGTAATATTTACATTTGTTCCTGTAGCTGTACTCGTATGCACGTCAGGAATAAAATCAAATATTTCTACCAATCCTTTATTGGTTGTAAATTCTAACGAAACTTTATGCTTTCCTGCTTGAATTTGCTGTTTTAATATATTGCCTCTACGACTCGTACATTGAAGCATAATTCCGGATTTATCTGTTTCATGTACCTTGACGAAATCATTTTTACTGGTTTTCTCTCCTTGTGTAATCATCTTATCTAAGTGACGACGTATGGATTCCAACTGATTTATACTATTTTCTCTCAACTCTATACATTTATCTAGTTCCACATTAACTCCATTCTTTATAAAGTTTGTATCAAAATCCATAGTATTGACATCTTTACATTGTTCTAGTATAAATGTATTGTCGAATACTTTCTGTAGTTTGGAACAAACGCGTTCAATGTTCATGGTTATATCTTGTTGTAAATACTTGTTGATGGTTTGATCACGACTCAATAAAGAGAATATATTTTGTATAGTAGAGAGATTTTCATATAAATAAAACAAATTAGAAGGCGTTATTTTCTTCAAATATATTTGCCTATTTAATTTTTCAATATCTTTCATATTTTTCAACTCTTTTCTCCAATACATCCAATATTCTGTAGGTAATAAATACTCGGTTATCTCGTATTTTCTCTCTATTTTCTCTCTACATGTAGTTGGATTAAGTATATTGTGTTTGAAACTCCTTGTCCCCATCGGTGTAATACAGTTGTTTAAAAAATTACTTACTGATGACAACTTTCCTTTGTAATGATTGTCGTCTAATATATTTAATTGTTGAAGGCTATGATTTGCTAGTAACATGCGGTCCGTCTTGTTTTCAATAATCGGTTCTTGTAACTTATTTACCAAATTAGCATTGTGTTCAAATACGAAATGCAATAAATAAACATAACTTTGAATACCGTAGGCAAATTCCAATGTATTGTTTAAAACGGAATTCGCTACAGTTGGACTAAAAAAACGATTGATTATTTCTTGTTGATATGTTTGTTTTTCCGCGTTTTTGATTCTTTTATCATCATAATCTAATCGATGAATCTTTTTGCTTTCGATATTCACGTAATGAATAACATCGTTTATCTTGTTTTCTTCCATATTCGAAATAAGAATAGTTTCGCTCGGATTGTATGTGCTGACAAATCGTTCTAATTCGTCATATGTGGTAGGGTTATGGGAATTTTCCGTAGTAATCTCATAAAATGTATTCTTACCTGTAAATATATCAATAGATGACATCCCAATCATGATATTTCCGCTCTTATTTAATTTATTTCTCTCCCTCCTATGAATCCAAATACAACAAATGTTATTTGATATTTCGTCGTTATTCACTGAAAAAAAGGTTCCGGGAGAGAAAATACCGGTTAAACTTCGCGTAGTATTCGCTGCCGGAGCATCTTGGCTATATACGACTGCCGTATATCCACGATTCTGTATTTTTTCAACGTATTTTTCAATGATATAGTCGCGAAATCCTAACATGAGCGTTGTTTCATTCTTATTTGCTGACGCTAATTCTGTAAAGCGTTTGAAATCGATTACTTGTTCTTCCACTATTTCCTTTGTTTTCGCATCGACTTGGGTATATACCTCGTAAAAGGCACCTACTTGAAAAAGAAGAATTGTTTTTTCACCATATTTCTCTCTGTATTCATCCCTCAACTGAAAATACTGTTTAAGCATTGCCATTATCCTAATAAATATAAATAAGTTGTGTTTATATTTATTACTAAAAGGATATTGTTATCTGCGATGGCTTATCTTATACATCGTTGAAAATTACAACAATTGTCTCTCTTTAAAAAATTCAGTTAAATTGGCAATTTTGGTAGGGATTAAATTCAATTGTCCGCCACCAAATAAAAATACAAAGTACATTACATGATATACTATGACATATACGAGAAATGTTATTACCAAAAGTTACTATCAGTTTTGTGAGCTTCTGTAAGTTTCTTTTCGTTATATACAATTCGACCAAAATCCATAAGAGTTTTTCTCATTTTCTAATGCTAGCCTAAATTCAACTGCTAAAACACATATAATTGCAGCAGTCATTGCATTCAAAATAAGCGCTTTGAAATATGATGTCGCTTTTAAACTTGTAAAAGAGGAAGTTTCATAATATATATTATATATTATAAAAGATTAAAATATAAAGATACGAAGGATGTTTATAATTTATTCAAAAATACTATGGGTATATAGAACCAATATTACTATTACTATATAACGAAAGTTAGACAATATTTTTACTTTTGTGATACCCTATATTGATTTATTCCCTCGACAATTGAACGTAATTTATAATAACCACTTACATCGTTATTTTTGTAGATGACTGATACTTTATTAATTAAATTACGTTTTTCATTTGTATTGAAATCTCCTCCACATATCTTTGCCATAATATTATTTGGATCTAATGTTTCACATACCATATTGTTTATTGTCATGACAGAATGCTTCTTGAGAAGAACGTTGTACAATGTTTCACCATTGTAGGGAATAAACTTAACTCCTTCGCATAACTCTACCAATTCATCTGCTTTTGTCATGTTACCTTTATAAAATACAGTATGATTATTGCTTATTTCAGTGTCTTGAGAAGGCACATTTTTAGCTAGAGCATTCTTTTGAATGGAAACAATTTCCTTGAAAAGAGGCCTTGTTTGAGTAATCGCAATAATCTTTTTACCCTTAATGGTATGAATATCCGGATTTAACTTTTCAATAGGGAAAAATCCTTGATCAGTGGTAACCGGTGTTCCACCAGGAAAGCATATAGGTACTGCTCCAGGTTCAGAATCAGCTATCAATATTAAATTCCATCCTGACTCCCTAACACTTCCATCAGAGTTAAATTGTACATATAGATATCTTCCAGTTGTTTGAATTGAAATAGACCCAGTATCAGTATCAGTAGGCTGATCAACAGTATTGAAAATCATAACACTATTTGAGTTATCGCCGTCATAAAAACTTAAGGAATCGAAACCAAATTCAATGGCATAACTACCAGTAATACTTATAATTGCTCCTTCCGGTACTTCAAATAAGTATATATTATCTTCATTATCTCCGTAGTTAGTATGAGCACCCCCAGAATCAGTAAATGTGTATGAATCACCTAAAGCAATTGCTATTTTAGGAGTCAATGTTAAATTCCATCCTGAATCATTAACATCAACGTCAGACTTAAATTGTACATATAGATATCTTCCATTTGTTTGAATTGAAATAGACCCAGTATCAGCATCAGTAGGCTGATCAGCAGTATTGAAAATCATAACACTACTTGAGTTATCGCCGTCATAAAAACTTAAGGAATCCCAGCCATGTTCAATGGTATAACTACCCGTAATACTTATAATTGCTCCTTCCGGCACTTCAAATAAGTATATATTATCTTCATTATCTCCGTAGTTAGTATCAGCACCCCCAGAATCAGTAAATGTGTATGAATCACCTAAAGCAATTGCTATTTTAGGAGTCAATGTTAAATTCCATCCTGAATAATTAACATCAACGTCAGACTTAAATTGTACATATAGATATCTTCCATTTGTTTGAATTGAAATAGACCCAGTATCAGTAGGCTGATCAGCAGTATTGAAAATCATAACACTACCGGAGTTATCACCGTCATAAAAACTTAAGGAATCCCAGCCATGTTCAATGGTATAACTACCCGTAATACTTATAATTGCTCCTTCCGGCACTTCAAATAAGTATATATTATCTTCATTATCTCCGTAGTTAGTATCAGCACCCCCAGAATCAGTAAATGTGTATGAATCACCTAAAGCAATTGCTATTGTATTATTAGGATTCTCTGCTGTCAATGTTAAATTCCATCCTGAATCATTAACACTATGATCAGAGTTAAATTGTACATATAGATATTTTCCAGTTGTTCGAATTGAAATAGACCCAGTATTAGTATCAGTCTGAGCAGTATTGAAAATCATAACACTATCGGAGTTATCACCGTCATAAAAACTTAAGGAATCGTAACCAAATTCAATGGTATAACTACCCGTAATATTTATAATTGCTCCTTCCGGTACTTCAAATAAGTATATATTATCTTCATTATCTCCGTAGTTAGTATCAGCACCCCCAGAATCAGTAAATGTGTATGAATCACCTAAAGCAATTGCTATTTTATTAGGATTCTCTGCTGTCAATGTTAAATTCCATCCTGAATCATTAACACTATGATCAGAGTTAAATTGTACATATAGATATTTTCCAGTTGTTCGAATTGAAATAGACCCAGTATTAGTATCAGTATCAGCCTGAGCAGTATTGAAAATCATAACACTACCGGAGTTATCACCGTCATAAAAACTTAAGGAATCGTAACCAAATTCAATGGTATAACTACCCGTAATACTTATAATTGCTCCTTCCGGCACTTCAAATAAGTATATATTATCTTCATTATCTCCATAGTTAGTATCAGCACCCCCAGGATCAGTAAATGTGTATGAATCACCTAAAGCAATTGTTACTGTTTCAACACTCATGTTATATATTATTTTATTATTTTATTATATTATTATTTTATTATATTATTATTTTATGCTAAAATAACATTAATACAATATTATTTTCATCTCTAATATTTACCCAAAAAATAATTTATATATACATTTCCCAAAATACGAGGATAAATAAAACATGCGTTTTAATCGGGGGGGGGTCGTCCCCCTTAAACCGGTGAAGACAAAATGACTTTTTAAGTTTCGGTTTTTAGGGACATGGTTTTCATGTAGGTAAATTGCGCTTGATGATTTTCATTTTTCAAAAATTCGAAAAAGTCATGTAGGGCATGTAGGGACCCCCCTACATATGTAGGGAGGTTTTTAGGGTCAAAAAAGCTTGGTTGTTTTTGATAATAGTAGGTATGTAACATTTTTCAAGTTTTTCAATTCTATTTTCAGATTTTTAAAATTCAACATGCCTTTTTTGTGTAGTTTTTTGATTTTGCGAAAATAGAATTGAAAAAGTGGTGAAAATGCGTTTTACAGCATAATGCTCTCATTTCCATTTTGAAAAATTTTCATTTGTTACGGTAAAATTTTTAAGTATTTACGAAAAGGGTTTAGGAGAAATCTTATAATAATCTTATAATAATCTTATATGTTTTTTAGCATTTAAAATTATAAGATTACTATAAGATATGCCCAAGATAGAAATAGATTATTCAAATACCATATTTTACAAGATTTATTGTAGAGATACATCAATAAATGAGTTGTATATTGGTCACACTACAAATTTTGTTCAGCGAAAATATTCTCATAAACAAGGAACCACAAATCCGAATAGTTCAAATTATAAATGTAAATTATATAACGTTATGCGGAGTCATAAAGGATGGGATAATTGGAAAATGGAAATAATAGCATTTCATGAATGTGACAATTTGATGTCAGCTAAGAAATACGAACAACATTATTTTGAAGAATATAATGCCACACTAAACAGTATAGAACCCTTACCTAAATCCAAGTCTAACAACACATATGTCGTTGTAAAAAAAAAGAAACCGGCTATAATATCTACTAGTTCAGTAACGAATCAAGAGATACATGATATTACCAAATATCTTAAAGAAACGATACATACTTCTCAAAATGATTTAAAAAACGGCAAGTTATTTACATGTGACTTATGTAACTATTCATGTAGAAAACAATCAGACTTATCTCGACATTTATTGACACGCAAACATCAGAATACTTACAAAATACTGACAAATACTGACAAAAACGCGCCAAAAATCGCCACAGCAGAACACGTATGCGAATGTGGAAATATATACAAACATCGTCAAAGTTTGTTTAATCACAAAAAACACTGTTACATTAGTCAAAGTGATAATGAATATAATTTAAAAGAGATTGTAAAAACATCAAGTGAATGTAGTATAACAAATCTACCTACATCTTCAAATGAAATAGACAAAGAACTACTAATCAAATTGCTTTTGAAGAATCAAGATGTAATGGAGAAAATGATAGAGATAATGCCAACTATGGGAAATAATTCTCATAATACGACAAATACAAATAGTCATAATACGCAAAATTTCAATATTCAAATGTTTTTGAATGATCATTGTAAGAACGCGATGAATTTGACTGATTTCATTGATACGTTACCAATAACTGCTGAAACATACGATCACACTATAGAAAATGGCCTGACAAAGACGATTACAAACATGATAACGAATGGATTGAGTCAATTAGACATATTGGAAAGACCTATACATTGTACAGATGCTTCTAGAAAAACACTCTACGTGAAAGAAGACAATGCTTGGGAGAAAGACAATGAATTAATTCGCGTTCTAGTAGGCATACGTAATTTGGCATACAAACAACGAACTTTGATAAATAAATGGAAAGACGTGAATGATGGGTGGGAAAAAGAAGACAATATACAGACGAAACTGACCACGCTGATTTGTAATTCCATGACGGATATAGAAAACGACGAAAAAGAAACCAATAAAATTATTCGTGCGATTGGAAAGAATACATATTTAACAAGTGATATTAAAGATGTATATAAATCTGCGTAAGTGTGACCGACTATTTGTTCATAAAATTATGAATTTGTACATCGTTTGCTGTATTGGTAACATCGCCAGCTAAAATAGATTGCTCATACAATGTTCTCAATACGTCATTGGGTGCGGTGGAACCAATTTTCAATAGATTTTTATCATACAAGTGTTTTTTTATTTCAATGATTGATTTTTGCTTTAACAATCCATGCTCGCGTTTCACTTTTCTTCTTGTAGCGTTGTTTTTTATTAAGACGGATACTTTTCCACCTACTTTCCCCAAAGTAAATGTGCTTTTTCGAGTTGTTCTTTTTTTCTGACGAATCTTCTTGTAGGATTTTTTCAACTCTGCTAACTTTTGTTTTCTCTCGGTATTTGCAATGGCAGTATTGTTGTTGTGTGTATTTGAAGTTTCAATAGTAATGGGTTTGTTTTTCAAAGTTTTGTTATGATAAGCGCGATAGGTTGGTTTCTTTCCCCCTTTTAAACATCCATAGGGCGTATCAGGAGTAATTGGTCTAGGTTGTACTTGATGAATGTGTTGCATTGGTTGCATTGGTTGCACTGGTTGCACTAGTTGCACTGAAGGATTCGATGGTTGTATTTGAACCGGTGTAATTGGGTAGGGGGGCGGAATATTAGCACCTCCATACATTGGATTTTCACCCATGGTCGATGTATGAATAATAGTTTCACCAAAATGACCATTATTATTTACATACGGTTGCTGAACAGTATGCGGATTAGTATGCGGACTATCAAAATCCATAGGTAAATCAACAGATACAAGTGGCTCAAGTGGTCCAATCGGATTTTGTATCAAGGGTGCTGGTTTATGATTACTTCCTCCTACGACTGCTCCATTTTTCATAGATTTATTTCGTTTCGTTCGATTCTTTTTACTAGTCTTATTTTTTTCGTTTAGTTTGTTTAAATATTCAAGTGAATTCATAAAATTATCATGAAACTGATTATCCTTTTTTGTAGAGTCATCTGATTTATCACGAGAAGATTCATCCTTGGTTATTTTTTCATGTTGTTGATGTTTTTTGATTTTTTCGAGCAATGTTTTTTTCAGCGAATTTGGTTTGATAACTGATTTTGGTTTTTCTTTTCTAGTTTTCACCTTTCCACCTTTTCGGCTTTTTTTACTCGCACTACTTGAAGATAAAAAGGATTCATTGATTAATATTTTTCTACTATCAGACATGATATATTTTGTATTATATAAAATAATACAAAATAAATACACGAAACAACTGTAAATAAAATCAGCAATATATAGTACTATATATTTGCTTCAAACGTTCTTGCTCCTTAATTGTTTTTTCATTGCTTCCCATTTTCTTATACATATCAAACCCCTTTTCTAAATCTGTCTTGTTTATTTTGGTTTTTTCTTCCTTTGCTAAACAAAAGACGCGACGACTATGCGCTATTTTCACTTTTGAAAAAAGAGTTTCCATATCACGACCGTAATATTTGAAATAGGGTTTATTCTTCTCAAACCAACTATCTTCCAATGGTTCTTTTACATCCCAACCAGCCTCTTTTATTTTCTTTTCAAATATCTGTAGCAATTCTTTATGGTCATAATCATCTATCGTGAATTTCCAAGTAAATCTCGACTCCAATCCAGGATTAAAGCTAAAAAAACAGTCTTTCAGTTCGTGTTCATAACCAGCAATAATACACATCAAGTCTTTTTTATGATCACTCAATGCTTCGCAAATAGTATCAATACACTCTTTTGAAAAAGAATCACGTTTTTCGGCATTTCCTAAAGCATATGCCTCGTCAATAAACAATACGCCACCCAAGCATTCTTTAATGACGTCTTTCGTTTTTATCGCAGTCTGTCCTAAAAATCCTGCTACCAAGTCGTCTCTAGTAACTTTTTTGAATATATTCTTCTTCAAAATACCTAAATTGCTAAATATTTTCCCCATAATTTTGGCCACTTCTGTTTTACCGGTTCCAGGAGGTCCGCAAATAACCGTATGTAAATAATCCGCATTATCAGGAGAGATATTATGTAAATCTTGAACAAAATATAGAATCTGATCTACGATATTTTCCTTAATGGATTTCATTCCAATCATATTTTGAAGATCCATTAGAGGCAATTTAATGTTATGAAGTGCTTTCATATTGATATTGTATTCGATGTTGTCGGCTAAAGGATATTTATCACATAGATGAATCAAATCCAATAAACAATCGATTGATTCATTGATATGTATATACTCTTTTTCGACGTGTTTCATCTCTTCGCCGATAGCAGGCATTTTATTTTCAATCGATAATGGAATCGTCGGCATACCAGAGAAAAAGGGAGATTTGTATTTATTATAAAAATCTTCTTCACTTTGCTTCAATAAAAATTTCAATAAGATGTCTGTTTTCTCTCTATCAATATTTATTGGTTCTGATTTTCGATGAATACTATGTTTATCGAGACACGTTATTAATTTATTTGATTGAATAATAGGTGGTTCGCGATTCATTGTATTACAATCGGTGATCAGGTTTATATTACTTTCATCCTTAATTATATTTGCAGAGGAATCATCTGATGTAGAAGTAAATAATGGACTATAAAAATTTAGACATTTAGATGTTTGTAGAGGAGGTTCATATAGATTATTGTAGCTATTATCGACGGTGTTTGAATTATTCACTTCGAATGAAGGAAAACGTCTATTTTTTCGATATCGATTTTTCTTTTTCTTAGGTTTTCGACCTAGATTATTGTTATTATCTGACATTTATACTATTACTATATTTTATTTTCGTTGGATTTCATTTTTATTTTAGGATGAATAAAAAAATAAATTGATTTGAAAAATACTCTTTTAATAAGAGATATAAAACGAAGATATGACTGATCTAGAAAGTAAATTAAAAGACACTGTGGGTAGAGAAGGGATGGATAAAGAAGCGATGAACAAAGGAATAGAGAAAGGTATGGAGACCCCTTGGGCTGTAATTGAATCGTATTTCAAGGATCAGCATTTGGCGCAATTGGTAAGACACCAGATAGAATCCTACAATAATTTTGTGAATTATCAAATTCAGAAAACGATTGATATGTTTAATCCAGTTCAAATTTGTTCAGAGAATGATTTTGACAAAGAAAGTGGTAAGTATAGTCTAGAAATGTTTATTACATTTGAGAATTTCAATTTGTATCGACCTCAAATTCATGAAAACAATGGTGCATCCAAGATGATGTTTCCACATGAAGCAAGACTTCGCAATTTTACATATGCCTCAATGATGACGATTGATTTGAACATAAAATACATTGTTCGTACTGGTCCAAATCTAGAAAACAGTCAAACCTTTTATAAAAATTTACCCAAAATCCATATTGGAAAAATCCCAATCATGTTGAAATCTTCGGTTTGTGTATTGAAACAATATCAACACATTGATGAAAATGTAAGTGGAGAATGCAAATTTGATGCCGGAGGATATTTCATTATCAATGGTAGTGAAAAGACGGTTCTTGGACAAGAGCGTGCTGCCGAAAACCGTGTATATTGCTTCAATGTAAGCAAGAACAATAACAAATGGAGCTGGTCAGCTGAGATTAAGTCAGTACCGGATTTCAAATGTATCAGTCCAAAGCAAATCACTATGATGATTTCCAGTAAAAATACAGGATTTGGACCATCTATATATATCCAAATACCTAGACTAAAAAATCCAGTACCTTTGTTTGTCGTGTTTCGTGCAATGGGGGTATTAACTGATAAAGAAATTTGCGAAAAGATTATTTTGAATATAGACGAGAAAAAATATAAGAAGATGAAATATGGTCTTCAAGGAAGTATTGTTGATGCAAACGATATATTAACGAAGGATGATGCTATTAAATATTTAATGGGTCATGCAATGTATACTCCGATTAATATGGACAAGGAATCTGGAATAAGAAAGAAGCAAGAATTTACGACAGATATCTTGAAGAATGATGTGTTTCCTCATTGTCATAATATGACTCAAAAAATTTATATGCTTGGATATATGGCGAATAAGCTTCTTAGATGTAGTTTTAAATGGATTCAGCCAGATGACAGAGATTCATATTTGAATAAGCGCATTGATTTGACAGGAACACTTTTGAATAATTTGTATCGTAATTACTTTAATAAACTCGTAAAAGATATGCAAAAGCAAATCGTACGTGAAATAAACAATGGTTCGTGGCGTTCTACAGAAGATTATCTGAATATTGTAAATACAACAAATATCTATAAAATTATTAAATCCACTACGATTGAAAATGGACTAAAGAGAGCATTATCAACTGGTGATTTTGGAATCAAAAATGTAAATAGCAACAAGGTTGGTGTTGCGCAAGTATTGAATAGACTCACATATATTTCCAGTTTGAGTCATCTGCGTCGTATTAATACACCCATTGACAAGAGTGGAAAGCTAATTCCTCCGCGTAAATTGCATAATAGTTCATGGGGTTTCCTATGTCCGGCAGAGACACCAGAGGGTGCTAGTGTAGGTGTAGTCAAAAATCTGAGTTACATGACCCATATTACTATTCCTAGTAATAGTGGTCCAATTCACGATTACATATCGCCCTATATCACACCACTCGATGATTTAACATGTGTTGAGCTAGAAAAGAAGGTAAAAATATTTGTAAATGGAGCGTGGGTTGGTGTAAGTGATGAACCATATAAATTGTTTAAAATGCTTCAAGAATTTAAATACAAAGGCATGATTAACATTTATGCGTCTATCTTATTTGACTATAAGAATGGCGAGATTCGTGTTTGTACCGATGCTGGTAGATTAATTCGTCCGATACTTCGTGTAAAAGACAATTCCGTTATTTTGAATCAGGCTACTATTGATAAGATTAAAAGCGGTGATTTGGAATGGAATGACTTGCTGACGAATTGTAATATAGATGATTCTGCTATTGAATATATCGACCCTGAAGAGCAAAGTTTTAGTATGATTGCTATGACGCCAAAAGATTTGTGTAAAACGAGTCAGTTTGTCTATAAATATACTCATTGTGAAATTCACCCTAGTACCATCTTTGGAATTCTAGCATCTTGTATTCCATTTCCTGACCATAACCAAAGTCCTAGAAATACATATCAATCGGCGATGGGAAAGCAAGCAATGGGAGTATATGTCACCAACTTTGACACTCGTATGGATAAAACAGCTTATGTTCTGACGTATCCAGCTAGACCATTAGTTGATACGCGGTTGATGGGTATGGTAAAGTTGGATAAAATTCCAGCAGGAACTCCAGTTATCGTAGCCATTATGACACACAGTGGTTATAATCAGGAAGATAGTTTGTTATTTAATCAGGGCTCTATTGATAGAGGTTTGTTTCAAGCGACTATTTATCATACTGAAAAGGATGAAGATAAGAAGATTAATGGCGATGAAGAAATTCGTTGTAAGCCTGATCCAAACAAGACAAAGGGTATGAAGTATGGAAATTATGGCAAGGTGACAAATAAAGGTGTTATTCCTGAAAACACATTACTAGAGAATAACGATGTCATTATTTCAAAGGTGGTTCCTATTAAGGAAAACAGAAATGACCATACTAAGATTATCAAGTATGAAGATTTGAGTCGAACATATAGGACCAACGAAGAGTCGTATGTTGATAAGAATTTTGTTGATAGAAATGGTGATGGATATAGTTTCTGCAAGGTTCGTGTAAGAACCGTTAGACGTCCTGTAATCGGTGATAAGTTTAGCAGTCGTCATGGGCAAAAGGGAACAATTGGTAATATTATTCCTGAATGTGATATGCCATTCACTGCCGAGGGTGTAAAGCCGGATATTATTATTAACCCTCATGCTATTCCATCTCGTATGACAATTGGACAATTGAAAGAGACGTTGATGGGTAAAGTATTGATCGAGTTAGGACTATTTGGTGACGGTACTTCCTTTGGTGATTTGACTATTGAAACAATTCGCAAGGAATTGTTAAAGGTTGGGTATGAGAATTGTGGAAACGAACTCATGTACAATGGATTATCAGGAGAACAAATCGAAACGAGTATCTTTATGGGACCTGTATTTTATCAGAGATTGAAGCATATGGTCAATGATAAACAACATAGTCGTTCTATAGGACCCATGGTGAATTTGACGAGACAACCTGCAGAAGGTAGAAGTCGTGATGGTGGTCTTCGATTTGGTGAAATGGAAAGAGATTGTATGGTTTCGCATGGTGCCTCTAGATTTACGAGAGGAAGATTATATGATGCGTCAGATAAATACCAAGTACATGTATGTAAGCGATGTGGTATGATTGCCGCCTACAATAATAAGATGCAAATTCATATATGTAAGACGTGTGATAATCGCGTTGATTTCAATTATGTAGAAATTCCATATGCGTGTAAGCTATTATTCCAGGAATTACAGACCATGAATATTGCGCCAAGAATTATGACATAGGTAAATAAATACACGATAAAATACATAAGAATACAAAACAAAACAAAATACATAAGAATACAAAACAAATTACAGTTTAGCAATTTCGAATATAAATTTTTTATATGAGAGATATATATATGCCTTGTGGAAATCAAAATGATAATTTAGGATACGTTAATAGCGGAAGACCAGGAATATCTTTAAGAACTCTAGGAGGTACCGCCAATGGTAATTCTGGAACCGGAATGGAAGGTGGTTCCAATCGTGAAAGAATGAGATTTACACTTCGTCAAGCATGGAATGGACAAGCCGCCACAGGTGTAGTAAATGGACATAAAGTGGCCATTACTCCTTTTCGCGCCGTTAATAATGCGGGTGATTTATTAAATCGTGTGGCATACACATCCGGTGGTTCTAATCAAGTCAATACTGGAAGAACCAAATTAGCGGCAAACGCGACCGCAAGATTTTTAGGAGGAAGTATATTCGCCAAACCGGATGGTTCAGGTGTTCCTAGTGCTACCACCAATGTCAAATGGGTATATGACGGTTCAGATTATGTTAAATTTAAAAGACAACAAGCTGAAAACAAAACTTACAATGATTGGAGTTTTGGTGGTTCTAATAATGGTTCTTACTCTGCTATTATGAGGGTACGTCATTAAACAATATTGATCTTTATAAAAACGACGAAACGTAATTTTATATATACTTGTATTATATATAAAATGTCAGGTCTTCAATTTACATATCGTTATCCTGGACCACCATCACAAGGAGTACTTATAAAAAATAGAGGAAATAATGCTATAGTAGATGCTCAAATGGGTATGCCTCAAAAATTCTCCCCTTCGGCAGGCGATTCCACATTTTCTAATAATAGAAAAGCGTACGTAAAAGATTCTGGAGGTGGGACCTTGTTGTCAGGTCATTATGATTCCTCGCAACATATTGCTTTGAAAAAAATAAATGCTATTGGAAAAGGTTCTACGTTAAAATCAACTGTTTCATTTCAAGGTCAGGCTCAAAAGCAAGATTCTTATCGTAATAGTGCTTTAGCACGTGTTCGTGGAGGTGGGACGGTTGCTCCCAAAAAGAAGGGTGCTTTAGCAAATCCATTCAAGTCTGGTGGAGGTTCAAGTGTTACTGGAAGTGGAAATAGACAGATATTTGCATAATTTAATTTTTACTCTCAGATAATTTTTATTTTATTCATTAATTATATAATGAATAAGTATCTCGTTGAATTTTTAGGAACTCTTTTCTTCTTGTATGTAATTCTCGCCACAGGTAATGCTTTAGCTATTGGTGCCGCTTTAGCCATTGCTATATTAGTTGGTGGCGCCATTTCAGGGGGCAACTTTAATCCTGCTGTTTCTGTTATGATGGTTGCTGCAGGCAAATTACCCAAGAATGATTTAATCCCCTACATCCTTGCCCAAGTTGCTGGTGGATTAGCTGCTTTAGAACTTTACAAACGCGTTAAACTTTAGATTATATTGTTTAATTATTGATTTTGATATTATATAATTTTTTCTACGATTATTATATAATAAACATGGATTATTCTAATACCTCGCAACAACCGCCTGTAGAAAAAAAAACATCTTTAACGGAACATGCCTCTAATGCTTGGTCAGGATTTACAAAAATGTTTGAAAAATCTGATTCTAATCCTAGCGCTAATCCTAACACTAATCCTAGTGCTCCAATTGGTGGAAAAAGAAGAAGACGTAAATCAATGAAAGGAGGCAATCCAAAAAAAGGGATGAAGTCTAGAACACGTAAAGGACGCAAAGATTTTGTTACCCACAAAGGTGACAAATATTATCATCGTAAAGGAAAACGTCAATCTAGATCAAGAAGTGGTAGAAAAGGAAGACCTTATTCACGTCGTAGCCGCAAGTAAATATGTTAGTATATAATATAACTATGTCATATACTAAGAGTAAAAGTAAGAGTAGAATTGAAGAGCGAGAGAATAAACGATTGTCTCAGTTGAGAGAGCGTGCCATAAATGACCCGGCGGTCCATAAACAGTTGATAGATATCATGGAAGAAGATCCTGAGTTAATACGAGCGTTTTCAAAACAAGCAGAATCAAGATATGGAGCACAATGGAAGACAATGAGCTCATCTGATAAATCAAAATTAATAAAATCAGCAATGGAGAAAAATCGTATTCCTACAAAAAGAGGTGGGCGAAAAACAAAAAAGGCGAAGAAAATGAAAAAAAGTGCGTCTAAAAAAGCGAAGAAAATGAAATCTAGAAGACGAACCATGAAAAAAAAGACTACTCATAAGAGGAGGTAAACTATTTTCTCTCCTTTATTCGCTTCATCATACTAATGAGTATATAAATACCTAATACACCCATTGACGCATAAAATAATTTTACTAAGAAATCATCCGGTAAATTCGCAGTTGTTCTGTTGCTAAATGCTTCGCGACAAGGTTTTCCAGTAATTGGATTTTTATTATGTAGTGGTTTAAAATCACACGAGTTCATATTTTTTAAATCTGTTGTAGTAACATGTCTTGTTTCAGTACCTTTGTTATTATTTACGTCAATCGTTTCCAACGTAATTTCTTCACATTCTGGTTGCGAACCAGACATAAATGCTTGAAAAATCAACATGGGATTTAATGCGGATACATTACCCAATGTACCAGGTACTAAACCTTCAAATTCGCCAAAATTCATATTCATTCCACTGCTAATAAACGGAATAGAACCATTGGGTACATTATTTACATAGACGTAACGATCTACGATTTCCTTGGATTTTTTATCTTTACATGTAGCGGCAGTTTTTATAAAAAATTTATTACCCAAGGGATTACCTGTAGCAGATGCTTTGCCTTTACCGGTAACCAATACTTCTACATAATTGATTAATCCTCCTACATCCGCAGCAATGGTTGAAATAGAGCCATTCGTACTCATTCCCATTTGACTAGGTGATTTAATTTGTTTCCAATATTGATAATCAGGTCCCAATATTCGTTCTTCTACTCCATTGACATCATCTAAAACTTCTTTAAAAAAATTTCCAGTTGACATTTTATATTATATATATATTTACTTACATATTAAATGTTTTCGGATCCTTTTCTATTAAACCTTGATTTTTTTGAGAATCTTTGTTTGAAGAAGGTGACATGGATGCCATTAAACTAGTAATAGACTGAGAATTTTTGTCTATGGAGCCAGTGTTTGTTTTAACAGTACTTGCTAGTCCAGATATTTCATCAATCTGTTTCTTTAATACTTCAATATTAGCAGCATTCTTCTTTGCTAAAATGAGTGGGTCGTCTGAATAATTTTGATATTCACCGGTTGCTCCTTCGATGATGGTTGGTTTAGTGAGATTGCGAATAAAAGCGAATAGTATGAGTAAGCCGAAAAATATTGTTATGGATTGAATAATAAACATTTTATATATTATTAGTATTTTTATTTTTATTTGTAGCAATAGTTGTATTTTGTATTATATAGGCAATAATATTTATTATTTAACTTCTAGTTATTTTTCTTTCTTTACTATATATTCAAATGACTAAACCAACTAATTTCAGTTATTCAAATACTTTAACATCTACACGCCAACCATTGGTTCCTACAAAAGGTGATTCAAATAATGGAATGTCTTCTGTATCTGCTGGTGTTATGGGTGGTTTAATTAGACCGAATGTTAATTTGGGACATAATCCTCAGACTTCTGCTGAAGACAATTTTAATATTGCTCAGAATTATATTGGTCCTTTTGCTAGACCATATCCTATGAAACATTGGAGAAGACAGCTCAGTACCAATGGACAACCTGGTCAGAATAGTAGAAGTTCTGCTTCTATTAGTGTTGTAGATAGACCAGGAGGAACAGTATTTAGGGGATATACAAAGGAAGGTGATTGTTCATGTGATGGAAACGGTAATTTATACGTGACATTTGATAACAAATTTTTACAATCAAATAGTAAAAGTATCAAACCTGCTGCTAATATTGAATTGTCACCAGGTACAAACAACAACAAGATACAAAACAATGGAGCTATTCAAATTGGTGCAGTTGATGCGTCAAATAGTTATCAAATTCAAACCGGAATTTACACGACCAAGACCATTTGTAATACGCCTGAAAATAATGTTATTAAATCAGCAGTTACTTTATTAAGTAAATCATATTATAGTGATAACAAGGCATATTTGAAAGCGCGTTGTAAGACATTTGGTCAAAAACAGTCCATTCAAGAAATACCGAATCAGACATATGATTCTGTCAATATTGGAGAAAATTCGGTGGAATTTGTTACGAATAATTGTACGAATCCTTATCAGACCGGAAGACAATGTAGTAATACGACCATTTATAAACCAAGTAATGCTCAATTTGCTACGCAAGGCGCAGTTGATAATGGAACACGATTAGCAAAGTTAAAATATGATACGATTACTAAAAATGGTGCATCCTTTCGCACCGCATTTGGTGAAGCTGCTGCGAATGCTGGTAAATATCAAGGAGGGTACAATGGTTCTGCTTCTTATTTCTTAAAATCCAAATACAATCCACCACTGGCTTGGAAAAGAAACGGACAAAAAACAGTTTGCGCAAATGGAAACAAGAATTGTGGTCCTGGACAGACATTGTCTTCTTTTTGGAGCATGTAATCCAATTGGAACATAAGTAACAACCCTGTATAATGTAATACAAAATCAATATAGTATAAAAAATATTGTACCTGAAGATAGATACAATATTTTTAGTATTTTTAGTATTTTCATGCTTCTTATTAAAATTTCATTTCTATTTATATTTCTATTTTTATATTGTCATATATGATTTTGCTTCATCCTCATTGGTAAGGTCTAAGACTTCAAATCTTATTCTTTTCTCTGCAAGTATTTTTTCAGTTACGTCTTCTATTTCTTCATCAGAGTCTTCTTTAATTGATTCGTTCGATGAATCACTAGAGTCTTCATTTGACTCATTATTTAATTCTTCATTTAATACAATTGGTTCTTTTTTTATTTCAACATCGTCTTCATTTACTGGATGATTGTCCTCATCAGATGTGCCTTCACTGGTCGAATCAGTGGCCAAATCAGTCGCCCAATCAGGTGCCAAATGACGTTCAAGCATAGACGCAAATTCGCTTTTAATGTTTGTTTTCGAGACAAACGACCTGGTACCAAACCAATCATTTACTGTATCCGATACAGACTGGATGGTATCATTTGCTACTGATTGAAAACAGAACAAGTCCATGTCTGCACAAATATCAACCATTAATTTTTCTACATATTTCGAACCGGTAAGAAGCCAATAGCATAATAATAGAAATATACTACTTACTATAATGAATAACAAACTAATCATTCCTAAAATACGATTGAAGATGGAATACGAAATGTTTTTCGTAAAGTTCTTACATGCTATTTCCGTATCCGTATCCATACTCATATTATCTCTAGAAGATGTCATGTTGTTGTGATACAATAAATATTGTAAAAATAAAGGGTTCAATTTTTTCTATAATCTACAAATAAAAAGAATCTAGATATTTATTTCATACCATCTAAGAATTTAGTTAATCCTTCACTGGTTCTAGGTCCATCGTAATCTTTTTTATCACCATTTGCATCTACTGCTATAATTGTAGGAAATCCATTAATATTGTATTTTTCCAAGTCGCCTCCTGCTTCGTTCATTTCCACTTTGCGTAATTTTACTGGTCCGGTATAATTTTGTACGAAAGTGTCCCATTCAGGGTTAAATTGCTTACAATGACCGCAATTTTCCATATAATAATAGGTAAGTGTTGTTGGATTACCAAAGTTTTCCATACCGACCGATTGTCTGAAAAATAAAAAATGAACAATAACCGCTAGAACAATAAAGATAGCAATTTTAACTGTTTTGGAACTTCTATTCCATATTTTTAATAATTTATTCATCATTATACATTATTAAAATAAAATAATTTGAAGCAAAATTTTGAAGCAAAACACTATAATATAAAGATGTTTGTGGATGCAAGATTTTTATTATGAACTATGTTGTTTTTTTCACACCAATACGTGCATTTTTGAATGTTATTTTTCTTCAAAGCCTCTATTTTTTCGCTTTTATTCTTACAGGAAATTAATTTTAAGGTATGCGTAATATTTTCAATTTGTTGTTGGCCAAAAATAGCATTGTATTCTTCTATTTTATTTAAATAGAAATAGTCCAACTTGACAGGTAATATTCCAGAAATAAATTCAGATGTTTTTAATTTTCCATATTTTCGGATAATGTTGTTGATTAATTTTTCAGGATATTGCTTAAATCCTTTACATACTATGTACTTTTCAGAGTTGGCTAATCTACTTGTATTTGGTTTTACTATATAGACTTGTTTGTATAACGATGATAGTAAATACATGATATCGCACGTAGTTTTTGTAAAAATATCAAAAATCTTTAAAATAAAATGACCACCTACTTTTTGCATTGAGATTGCAAAACTAACTTGCGCTAATAGTAAATTCGTAGCCAATATTTCTTGTTGATTAAAATCAATGGAAAAATCAAATCCACCATCTGCTGTAATAATATTCATGGAATTTTTGTATTTCTCATTACAATATGTGAGATTATCTACTTCCATTAAATTACCGGTTCCAGTTACACCGCGTTCTATTTCCACATTTTTATGAGTTTCCAGAAAATGATTCGATTTTTTCCATCCAGGAACATTTGGATCATCATCCATTAGCGTCATACCATAATATTTGTCACTACTATTCTTTCTTAAATGCAGAGTCGCTTCAATAAACCCACCAGGTCCCTCTGCTAAATGAAATGTATTGATAGGGTTTTCATCGAAATCATTAAAAAGACGAAACATATTCACCATTTCCACCATCTTGTAAAACGATCGAGACAATGGTTTCATTTTACTAACCGATAATTTTGTATTTGGAATAACAGTATGAATAAACTCGTATGGATTGGTATATCGTTTCATAAAATCCCAATTGTCGTAATTTTCATCGATTTGCTTTTTTACATTATTTAAATAACTATTCAACGTCAAACTGACATATAGTTTGTCGTTTTCGTTCGATTCTATATTAATATTATCTATATTGTCATGAATTTCTGGTAATAAAAAATAGCTCATTATGATATTAATATACTGTTCATATGTTTAGATTGTTTTTATAATTATACACTAAATAACTAAGCACGTAGTAGTAGGTCGTAGCTTTATTTTTTTATTTTTTGTTCTTTTTACTTGTATTCGTCTTGGCACCTGTCTTGGCACCTGTCTTGACACCAGTTTTTTTACTGACTGGTTTATTTTTATCATTGTTATTTTCTACGCTTTCTACACTTTCTTTGCTAGATTGGGCCAATACAAGACGTCTTTTTAATTTTTTAGGAGCTTTAGCAGTTGCTACTTGTTTCTCTATTTCACCTGCGTCTTCATCTGCTTCCTCTTCTTCTGTCTTGTTCATTTGTTCTTGGAATTTAGAACTACCCACCATTGTATTATAAACAGATCGAGCATCTACATTTCTAATTTTCTTATATATAAAGTAGTTGTTATAGAACGATATCTGTTTTTCTTTGGGTGTCATTTTCAAAGCATCTCCATAATCGTTTCTCTTTTTTGGGATTTTATTGATTTCTTGTTCCATCAGACCATATAACTGTTGGAAAGAACCTACGCTATTCGGAATTCCGATTTCACTACATTCATCTTTTGTCAGTAATACAAAACCATAATTTTCCATTATTCTAGTTAAATATTCGAAATTAACCAAATATTCACGGAATGTTTTATTAATGGTTTCTTGGAATACATCTATTGGATAACCTAGTGAGGTTTCATCATTATCATATGTCTCCTTTTCGTAACCTTTTGTAATTTGCCAGATTTTCTTATCATCTTCCAAAATAGAGGCACTTTCACCGGCTGATTTTCCACGCAATAAGTCAAATATAGCAGTACCATCATAACAATCTCCTATAAAATATCCATTTAATTTTGTACATTCACTGACGTTTCTTAGGAAATTATTAAGTGTCTTTTTATTTTCAAAGAAGTAGTGAATGGCAAACTGACATGAACTGATATTAAATCCTTCTGAAGCCTTACCATATTGTTTATAAACACCCAGACCCAATTTATCCTTCTCTTTTGGACCTTCACCAAATACTGCATTGGTTACTTGTTTTGATTTATCGCTATATAGAGCATCACCTTCTTTAATATTAAAAGACGAATTTCCATGAACAAACAAAGCATTTGGCATGACTTTGAATGTTTTGCGATAATTTAAATACCTCGCACATGCTCCATCAATACGATTTTCAATATTATCCTTGGAAATATCTATTCCAAATACAAATGATAATTTTGCTGATATCCACTTGGGAAAATCACCCCCTTTTCCAACAGCATAATCAATCAAAGTATTCCCTTTGCGTGCCACACTTGTAATCAACATCTTTTTAACATATAAATTATGAAAATCGCGAAGTCCTCGTGTTTTCGATGCTCCAGATACGCGATTATAATAGACATCGTCGTCACCCATCTCGTCTGGAATGTTTTCGCCGGTGCGTATCATTTCTTCTGTAATTGGATTATGAATAGAATGCCAATTATTGTTGGCTACGTGATATGCATTGCCATATTGAGGAAATCCTTTTTTATATTCCTCGGTCTTGTCATAACGAACGCGTAGAGGAACCCATCTCCACTTATTTTCACGAGTGAAATCATATCTAAATTCAACAATCATACCATCACCAAATACCTCATTTTCCTCTGTGATTAGTTGCTTGTTTCCACTCTCATCGGATTGTAACATAATGTTACATATATTTGCGTCTGGGTCCGACGGATTTGTTGGATAAAACGGCATAGGTTTGTAACTATCTTCTCGTTTTTCCCCGAAGCGATCGTTTTCAAAACTCGGTATTTTATCCTGGATCACATCACCACATGGATTCGTATATCCGTGTTTCTTCTCATCAAAACCGACGCGCATAATCAATGTTTTGTATTGGGACAATTGTTCATAAGCAGAAGTATTATTTCCTTCTTGGAAAATATTGCCGATAAAATCTTCACTCCCATTAGCGTCCTTTTTTGTAGTAATCAAGAAATCAATGGTATTGAATTCAGGTGGTTTCCATTTGAATGAGTGAGCCCAACTAGGTTTGTTAAGAGGACCAGCTTCTCCTGGTTTATCAGCAGCAACACCAAAATAGGCTGGTGTAAAGATTAATCCATCTACTTCATACTCATATAGACCTTGTTTTTGTTGGTCGATGATGGTATTACAACATTGAAAGATACTCAAATTCTTACCTTCAGCCTTGAATTTTTTATGCTCGATACGAATAGGCGACGGTTTATCTGAAACCGACGACGTTGCTGCCAAATTTTTGACAATATTCGTTAAAACAGGCAAACGATATTTTGTTAGAATCGGTTCTTTCCCTCCTTCCTCTGTTGGTGGAGGGATGAAAGAATTGGCACGAACATCCTTTTTATTCACAATATAAACATCAAACGCAGCATAGAGATTAATAAATTCGCCCTTTTTGTTATGTAAAATATGCTCACCATCCAATATCGTTTCGAACAAATCAACATTCTTTGTGACCGCGCCTGTAAATTGAACATTCATATTGGTATCAATCAAATAGATTTTTCCACCCTTGTTAATATAAAGTAGTTTTCTCATACCATCTGCCTTTTCAGTGACTGTATAATCTTTGCGAATGTTTGGTATAATTGCATCATCATTAATAGGTGCTATATTGTTCATTTGTAGAGTAGATGATGATGGACCTAAATACATTTTGGGTTTCATTCTCATTCGGTCATGGTATTCTTTGCCATATACTAATTTCAAATACTGATCACCTATTGTTCGAATTTCGTTGTATGGTACAGGATAATTTGTATTTTGTAGTCCTGATAATACATATATAATTGATTTTCTTAACGCCTTGGACAATGTTCTGCTATCTGAATAATTGGTTCCAGCGCCGACTTTATTATTTAAAATTTCCAATTCTATTTCATATTTTTCCACGTTATCAAATACTTTGGCTGCTTGAATAGTATATTCAGGTCTAGGTACAAATCGTTTTCTTCCTCGAAACTCTTTTTCTTCCATTTCACCTTCCTTTACAATACTCAAATCAAATCGAATAGGTAAATCCTTATGAACAAATGAAGTACGATTTAAATAACGAAACGATGTTTTTCTGTACTCGGACCAAGAAGAGATGATGCTTTCTGCAAACGCACCGTGGGCAGGAACTAGTTTCTCTGTTTGAAAAGAGGCACGCAAGTTGAAATCATCTATATCGACCGGATATACTGGATTACCATCTACCTTTGCATATTGTTTTTGTGTAAAAGTCGGAAATGTTTTGTCAAGCGAATTCGTTTCACAATATTGTTGGATTTGATGAATACCGTTTAGTTCGACGCGTACGTTTGACTCTTTTGTTCGACCGGTTTTCTTGTCTAAGAATTCACTTTGCATTTTCAATGTATATGCATTGACATCCATTAATTCGAATCCAGATGATTTTAGTTTTTGAATTACGTTGTCGAAATCAATTTTGGAAATTCTTTTTATTCCACGTGTTCCAAAACGAATTTCAAATTCAGGTACGCCATCACTTAATCTAACAACATTTTCTAAATATTTATTAACAATATTATCAAATTGCTGTTGGGGATTTAATTCCGGCATTGTGTATATATACTTGAACATATTATTTTAAATACGTTTTCAATTTTAATTTTAATTGTTCTTATTTTAGTGATTTATGTAATCGCGACCGACTAAAAAGAAAAACAGAAAAACCAGAAAATACAAGAAACGTTAAAAATACGTATTGATCTAAATCAATTAAAAATAAAAATAAAAATAGATATATATATATAGTAGATGGCAACACGAAAATATCATAGAAAAACCAAGAAGTTTAGAAAAACCAAGAAAAGACAGAGAGGAGGAAATCAAGAAGAAAAGGATAAAGATCTTTTTGATGCAATTGATATTTATGATTACGACAAAGTTGAAGATGCCTTAAATAACGGAGCTAATGTGAATGCTAAGAATGACGATGGTGATACACCACTTATACGCGCAATTAATTCTGGAGAATATGATGTCATTGAATTATTACTTGAAAATGGCGCTGATGTAACAAACGAAGAACAGTCACTGGCTGAAGACCTGGAAGAAGACGACCAAGACCAATCTGGTATTCCTTATTTGATAGAATACTACATAGAAATAAAAAAGAAAAAAGACGATTTTTTATTAAAACAAAATATTGTCGCACAGACTATTCCAAAAGTTTTGGAAAGACAAGAAGATAGGAAAAACCTAGCTATGGTAATGAGTGAAAAAGATGTAGGGAATAGAGGTGATGGAACAATGCCTTATGAACTACGACGTAAAATAGGAGAATATCTAGGGGGTGGAAAAAAAAGAACACGAAAGTCCAAAAGATCCAAAATATCCAAAAGATCCAAAAAATTCAAGAGGAAATCCAAGAGACATTAATAAATAGTTCTATTTCTATCTAAAAATTTTAAGTAAATATTAAATCCATTAATTCTTTTTCTGTTATATGTTTCTGAAAATGTAATATATAACAAACATCAAATATATACGATTCCTCTCCACCTCCTTCAATATCTAAATCCAATATATATTTAACACAAAATTCTGGAGTGAGTTTTTGTGTTGCTAATAATATTTTTTCATCAAGATGATTTTCCACAATATTCTGTTCGAGAATTTCAATAGAATATGTATATCTATTATTGAGTAAATCGGTATTTGTTACTTTCATTAGTATTTTAATTCATTTAATACTTATTTATTAAACGAATTCAATTTTTAAATTACCAAGGGTGTAATTTTTAATGGAATTGTCTCATTTTCCTTTTCATTCAATCAATACAACTTATAATTTACTCAATATTTTTTCATACATTTTAGGTTTCGTCATGTCTGATGATTCAATATGTAATCTTTTACAAATGTCTTTCAGCTCACTCGCCTTGTAACTCGATACTGCCTTCAAAGGCTTATCTAAGTTCTCCAACTTCCAGTAATGTTCTCTATAGTACTCCACTTTTTCAATTGGTATTTTCTCCTTTAATCCATATCGTCCATCTACTTTTTCAATAAGGTAAAATGGTTTTTCGCTATTTGTCGTAATTTCATAATATTTCTTATCATCAACATAAAACACATTTACGTCATTCAAGTGGCATAATGCTTTCACTGTTGCCATCGTGATAGCTTTTGCATTAGCCAATTCATCTTCGACTACGTTTCTACTTATCTTGATAGGTTTAAACAGTTCCTTTCTTCCGCGAAAAACGTCAATCCATTTATATTTTGTTTCTTTTTCCAAAGTAAAAAAACTAGTAAGCATGTCGTATTCTATTTGACCATGTAATATAACATAAAAACACCAAAATAGTTGGTCTCGTTGTTTTGGGAAAAAAATATCAATTACAGTTGTAATATTTTTTTTCGGAGCGACTATATTCGTTTTATTACTAGTTATTTCATTCGTTATTATGCTAATATTAGACATATTTTTTAATGTTAGCATATGCTTACTAAAGCCATTTATTAGCTCACTAGATCTCTGCATTTAATGTAATAGACGCGTTCTCTTTATTATCTTTAAAAAATGTATTAGACAGAAGACTTTTCTGTTGCTCAATGACACCTAACTGTGTCTCTTGTTTATCAACATATTCCAAGTATTTTTCCAATTCAAAAATAACCTTGTCGCTTAAACTAGTCAAGTTAATAAAAATACCGTTTTTATTTTCGTTCAATGTTGTATTGTCCGATATTTTCAATAACTTGAGAATTTCTACTTGATGAAACTTATTTAATTTCTCAATACGTTCTTTTATAATATTCAGATCACTCATTATATGTATAATAAGTAATAATGTTTTTAAATGTTTTCTGAAATAACTAATCTCGGTTTCTTCTTCATTTTGTCTATTTTTATTTTATCCGTTTTGGGTTCTACTATTTCACCAATTACACTGACTTGTTCATCGTTTAATTCATATCTTTGACCAATCACACGAACTGTAATCTCGTCATTCTCATTCACCGTATTGAAATATTTATTGTTGTAATGATGGTCTCTACTAACATAGACAACAACAGGTGATTTTTCTTCGATTGCTCCTTCTCCGGTTCCTGCTCCTGTTCCGGTTCCTGCTCCTGTTCCGGTTCCTGATCCAATTACAGCACGAATTCCGGCCTGCGTCTTGTTTTTCACGTTACATTTAATAAGCATTCCTTCAACCGGACAACATACTAAACATTCAAACACAACGTCAAATTCTACCTTATTTTCAAATAATACACCACTTGAATAGGTGAGTACCTTTGTAGAATTTGATTTTACATATCCTTCTACTGTACATTTACCTTCTATATCTCTCTTCACTGATTTTTCAAGCACTTCCTTAATGTTCTTACCTATTTTATTAAATGATACTTGAATTTTACGCGATAGAAGAGTATTCATATAGACACCAACCTCTCTCTTTTTGCGGAAATCTTTTTTGACTTTGGATATCTCCATCATTACTATATTATTAGAGATTAATCTTTAATTATATTATTCAATTTTTAATTTAATATGTCATGTAAATATACCATGTCAAAATACATTTCATACCTGATAATGTTTCATTTTTATTGAAATGACAATTTTTCAAGACCATTTAATATCATCTCACTAGGTGTTACAAACCATCTTTTGTTGTTCTTAGATGTTTTATCAAAATAACGTAAATACATCTCTTGCATTACGCAAAATTCTATTTTGTTTCTGCCTTTTGTATTCTCTGATGAATATACAGAGTCGTCCATAATTTCGTTTAATAATTTAATGGTTTCGGATTTCCCTGCTTGGTCGCATCTAGCACCCTTGCTTCGCTTATCCTCCATATTCTTTACCTTGAATATATTATAATCCTTCTTAAACATGGTTATAAACCCTACCAATGTATTATAATCGGTCAGTGGTATGACGAGTTTTCGCAATTCTGGCACTAAATCAGTATAATCTTCTTGTTGTCCGCTTTTCCACTCTTCATCTCCTTTTACCAGTAAATGCTGTTTGTTGTCTTTGGGCAATATAATACCTATAATACCTTTGTGTTCCATCATCAAGTCATCGTAATATTTCTTAATTTTTTGTTCAAAATCCGTTAATTTGTCTTGTTTGAAATAAATATAAGTTAATACTTCTTTCGTATCTTCAAATACTAAATAGTCTAAAATGTGGGAAACAATAAATTGCCTGTAATCAGCGTCACTCATTTCCATATTCTTCTTAAAAGCGTTTGTATTTTTCAATACTGCTACAAAATGGTACCAATCATCTTCGCCTCGTTTTATTTTTTCTATGTTACTCGTAGCCGTGTTATATTTCTCTCTACATTCTTCGATTATTTTGATTCCCGTATTTTTAATAGGTTCAGTGTTGTTCTTTTTCAATTCGAGTTTGTCTTTAGTCATTGAAATCAAGGGTTCTTCTTTTTTCATTTGAATAGGTACAACAATTTCCTTATGTTTGTAATCAATTGGATTTCTTCTATCAAATACGCTAATATTTTCATTGTTCAATTCTATTGGTTGAAATAAATAATATTCCTCAATATTGACCAAATGACCTAGTCTGTCATATTTATCGGTTAAATACTCGTTTTGATCATCGATTAATACAGTCAATGCTGCATTTATCTGAATAATTGGATAATTTTTGACCACGTTTATCTCGCTTATCAGTTTGTCTTTTTTATAAAAGAACTTTTCTTTGAACAAATCGCGAATTCTCTGAATAATCTTGTCAGTGTTGATTATGATAAAACTTTCATCGTATGTATCTAATTTGATATCTGTTTCTGCTATTTTCTTAAATGGTTTGCATTTGAAGTTACAAGTATCCATATAATCACATGAAACTGTATTAGCTTTGTCTCCTATAGGAAAGTCTATTACTTTTTTATTAGATAATTGTTGCTTCACAATCGTATTCATATTTTCTTCTGTAAAATTTGTCTGGTCGATATTTAATATACAATCTACAGATGATTCTTTTAATATCCTACTTACGCGACCAATTTGAACTGCTTTTAATTCAGCCAAACGATAAATATACAAATCGGCTGCTTCTTCTTCCGTATCGGTCATAATGGTTCCATATAAAAATATTTCCACGTTACGGTCTTTAAACGGCAACTGTTTATGACTACATGTTCTCACTGCACGGCCTATAATTTGCTCAATCAGACTTAAATTGTACCATGGCTCTAATATATGAACTTGTCTTAAATTTTTAAAATCAATACCTTCTGAACCAGTCATCGATATGATGACTATTTTTATTTTCTCTCCATTTTTATTATCTTCATCCGTTAGATTTTTTAAATCAAACACCTTGTCAGGTGATAGTGCCTTTTCACCGGTAATCATGGTATAAGTAGCAGGTGTAAAATCGGCTGGATTCTCCATTTCATCTTTTGTTAAAAATGTTTTCGCATCAATTGATTTATGAGGAGGTGTTTTGAATAAGTTGGATGTTTTTGTACCGAATCGTGTAAAACCCAATGATTCTAAAGCTAGAGCCATGGGTACGGCCCCACCATCAATAAACTGACTATAAATAAGTACAATACCGTCTGAATTGAGAATATTATCAGTGATGCTTTTGATTTTTGAACTATATTGTCCAATTTTATCCGGTGCAAAAAAATCACCGAAATCTTTATTTCTATATTCGAAATTTTTTCTAGTAGGTGGATTAGTCGTTTCCGTATATTTCATTGTTCTTTTTAAACCTTCACTTCCTAATAATATTTTAGTGTCAATAATTGGTTTTGCAACATCCAACATTTTATTTGGATAAACAATATTCAATGCTTGAAGTGGCTTTTGTAAAACAGTATAACCAAATGAGTCCATATTTTCAAAACTAGGCAAACCTGCTTTTGTTTTTCCAGCTTTTTCTTTGATTACAGAAAGAATGTAGTTGTATCCTTTTTCTTGAAAGGCACCGCATACATTTACATAGACATCTAAATGTTCCAATGGTTGTACAATTGCCTTTCCATTCAACTGTTTGGTCGGATAAGTCAATTGTTTAAATGTATTTCCAATCGAAAATAAAGAAGGGAAAATGCGATAGGGAAACGTATATGGATTTTCACCACGTACAAAGGAAACATAACCGGTGGATTTTCTCCTCAATAATTCTTCTCCAGCATTTGTTCCGTCAGGTTTTATTAATAAATTTCCTGCTTTGTCAAACACGTCATTTATTTCAATAGTAGATCGCTGGTCGTTTAAATTCATTACATTGAGAAGCCAAACAATCTCCTTGTAACTATTGTACATGGGAGTTGCAGAGAGAAGTAGTAGTCTTAAATTATCCACATATTTGACCAATTTAAATAATTCTTGCGCCACGCGTTTGTCCTGTTTATCATCACTTATACGGATGTTATGAACTTCATCAATAATAACTAGACGATTGCTAAAGTGTTTTTTTAACTTGCGCACCATCTCCGCCTTGCGTTTTTTTGGATCATCTTCGTCTGAGTCTGATTTTTTTACTATATAATTAGCAAATTCAATGTAACCAAGAAACAAATACGAGTTCTGTATAATGCTATTTATTTGTTTAATTACCTTCTCTTTTGACAACCCTTTCATATTCATTGGATTAATCTCTTTCAAATATTTGTTTCCGGTACATGCTCTTAAATTCCATAGTCCATCTACTAATTTCAGCTTTCTCTCATCGAATAGTTGTAATTTGAAATTCTCCTGTACATTAGGAGAGGCAACGACGATAATACGTTGAGCAATTCCTAACTGTTTCAAGTAAGTTCGCATTTCTTCTGATACTGTAATTGCACTACATGTTTTGCCTGTTCCTAATCCATGATACAGTAACAAACTATTATAAGGCGTTTGAAAACTTAAAAAATTACGAACGAAAAGCTGGTGAGGTACAAGTTCGAAATCGGCTTCGCATAGTTTTTTTGCCTGTTCTTCAATATCGTAAATCGTACCATCGTATTTTGTTTCATTGAATTCTTTTTTTTCCGCTATCTTAATGTTAAAATCGACATCGTCTAGAGATGGGTATAAATTAGAAAACTGATTTTCATGTTCAGAAATATATTTTCGGTTCAAAACCTCCTTGTTGTTTAAAAAAGTATTGTAATCGATGTCGTCTAAATCAATCTTTTCAAAATTCTTGTTGAAAACAGATTCAATATTTTCTTCTGTTAAAATTGGAATATCCTTTTTTATTCTTAATTTTACAGGCTTTCTCTTTTTTGGCTTTTCCATAATACTTATATATTACTAATATAATGTATAACTATTAATATATTTTTATTTTATTTAATATAACTGGTAATTTTTCAATATGTTACTTATTTTTGTTAAAATATTCACCTTTTCCACATTATAAGGACGAATATACTTTGTACATTCATCAAATGATAACCATTTCATGTCACTCACTTCAGTTTCTTGATACATATGGGTTGGTTTTACGTTTGAATCAATATGACCTACAAAATATTTATGTTTATAGGATTTCATATTTGACCCAGTAAATATTTCTTCGTATGGAATTATATTTTGAACTAAATGAACATTTGTTCTTAAAAATCCGGTTTCTTCTTCAAATTCACGTAATGCACAACTCAAATCTTTCTCCTGATAGTTACGTCTCCCTTTTGGAAACCCCCATTCTGTATCTTTCCACATAGATTGACTTTCCTCAATAATTGTCTCTAAATTGTAGGTTACTTTTGCGTCGATTCCTGATTTCAGTGCATCGAATTTATCTCTTGATACGCGCTCTTCACCTCTATATTGAATACCGATTTGCTCTCCCCATAAATAGGTCCATAATTCTTCAAATGTAGCATCTCTTATCAACTCTCTTTCATAATTCGACATTTCATTAAATATGTTTATCAAATATTCATAATTATGTAGTGGATATTTACCACGCATAAATTCGACAAATCCTAAACTATGCTTTCGCTTAATCATTAAAAACTGAATTTTATTTTCGTACATCCTAAATAGAATCATACCAATACTTGTTATGGGATGCTTACACATATGAAATACATGACCACCCTTTCCACAGTTATTACAAAAATTATATGATTTATTATTATTATTATTCATAGTTCGTTATATGTTTATTTGCCTATCTTTTTATATCGTTTCTAATTAATGACAGAAAAATCGTTTGATCCAACTGTATGGGGGCCACATTTTTGGTTTGTCTTAATGACTATGGCAGTGTCCTATCCTCTGAAAGCAAACGAGGTTACGCAAAAGAAGTATTATGATTTTATTACTAATCTGCCTCTTTTTATTCCTCATCCACAAATTGGAAATAAATTTAGTAGTTTAATAGACAAATACCCGGTTTCACCTTATTTAGAAGGAAAGGATTCATTTCTAAAATGGGTTCATTTTATTCACAATAAAATAAATGTTCAATTGGGTAAAGATGAAATCACAATGACTGAAGCATTGGACGCGTATTATGACATGTATAAACCAAAGGAAATCGTATTGCGTGAGCAAATAAAGTATAGAAAAAAACTGATTTTTGGTGTTATTATCATTGGACTATTAATTGGTGGATATTACTTGTATAAAAAATAATTATTCTCTCGTGAATATAAAGAATGAATAAACATAAAAATAGATTGAACCATAAAACAAGGAAACATATAGAATCAAATACAAAATATAACAGTGATTCGCGTAAGAATAAAAATAATACGAATCGTAAAACCATAAAAAAAGGGCGAAGTAGATTGGGTGGCGAAGCCTTGGCATCAGGTGGATTTGGTTGTATTTTTAAACCTGCGTTAAAGTGTAAAGGAAAGACGGAGAGAATCGAAGGTGTCAGTAAAATGTCTGTAGAACAACACGGTAAGCAAGAAATGAGCGAAATAGAGAAAATTAAAGTAAAATTAAGTAAAATAAAAAATTATCAAAAATATTATTTATTAGACGTTGAAATGTGCAAACCTGATAAATTAACTCATGAAGATATGAAACACTTTGACAAAAAATGTTACGCTTTAACAAGATACAATATCAATGAAAAAAATGTCAATAGTAGATTGGACCGTTTGACTATTTTGAACATGCCTGACGCTGGTATGGATTTAAAAGATTGGTTGGTTGAAAAAGGCACAATTAGTAGGAAAAAAATGTTTTTATTAAACGAATTATTGGTAAAGTTGATAAAATCCGGTGTCCGACCAATGAATGAAGCAGGTGTAATTCATAACGATTTAAAAGATAGAAATATTATGATTGATGCTAACATGGACGCACGTATTATTGACTGGGGTTTATCTGGTGTAGTAAAAGACGGTAAAATTCCCACTGAAATTATGAATCGCCCATTACAATTTAATACGCCGTTTGCTTCTATGATGTTATCAGAAGAATTTAAGATGAATTACGACGTTTTTCTACAACGTGTAAAAGATGGAATTATTCTGTTTAATAGAATGAATGTTCGAAATTACGTGGTTAATGAATATTTAATTAAATTGGCTCGTTATTATGGATATTACGATGATAATGTGATACTATTTAAAATGATTTTCTCTCCAGGCATCAGTGACGAAACCTTTTTGTCCGAAGTAAAGAAAGATAATCTAATTGAATATGGTTACTATCTTTACTATTTATCAAATTACATAACTGATGTTTTAATGAAATTTACTTCTCCTTCTATGGTATTCGATATGAATTCTTATTTTATGGAAGCTTACCTATATAACAGTGATATCTTTGGATTAATGACAATCTATTACAATTTTTTCGAAGTAAAATTGGAAAACATAGAATTAGAAGAAGAAACAAAAAAAATATACTTGAATAGAATACGTTCTCTTTTAGTAGAGCATATATATTCAAATGGTGGAGAGAAAATAGACATAAATAAACTAACAAATGCCATTAATGAATTAAACGAAATTATTAATTACGATAATAAAATGTCAGCGTCTTCCATTAAACGCAATTATTCTATTACGAAAGATTTGAGAGTTTCACCTATAAAAGTTCCTTCCAAGTCTAGGTCCAATTCTAGGTCCAAGTCCAAGTCCAAGTCCAAGTCCAAGTCCAAATCTAAGTCCAAGTCTAGATCCAAGTCCAAGTCCAAGTGAATATTGTAATAAAACGATGATTTACGACAATAATATTTATAAAAAAACATTTATAAATATTATATGAAATTAGAATTATTAGTTTTAGCAGTATCCGGATTTTTTATAGCAAATACATATTATGATGGAAATTATATAAAACTATTGCAATCTTGGCAAAAGTATTTTAAAATGGCTGGTTTTGCATTTGCAGGATTAAGCATTTATCTTTTTCTGAAAAAAAACCCCACTCAATCTCATTCTTTAGTACAAGAGTTATCTAATATAGTAAAATTCATGCCTAGTGCCAAATCTACGTTGGATATATTTACACCCTTTACTGATTTTACCAACCAAACCCCTTTCATGAGTGGTGGCGGTATTGGAGGAATGGGTAATGGAACCGGAGTTCCCAACCAACAACATCAAATTAACCGTATGATGGAATCCGGCAAAACAGGAACAAAAAGATGTGTTAGCGAAACCAAAAAGAAATTTGTGGCTTCTCAACAAAGTTGGAATTGCGGACATTGTCAAAAACAATTACCAGCATGGTTTGAAGTAGATCATAAAATAAGATTAGATAATGGTGGTTCCAATCATGTAGATAATTTAGTAGCTTTATGTAGAGATTGTCATGGGAAAAAAACAGCAATGGAAAACCTTTAATATGTAAATCATTAATTTATTTCTAACAGTTTATTAATGGGAAAAACAAATGAACAAATGAACAAAAAAAATAATGTAGAGAGACAGGCAAAATCAAACTCGTTAATAGGTGGAAACAGTACAGCTGAAAAAAAGGAACTACCACCTATATATGATGATAGTGCTGACAATTTTGGTGGAAAAATGATGAATGCTGCATACTATATTGGTCATTTGTTGCTTTATTATGTGAAAAATTACAAGATGGAATTTGGTTTTCTTCTAGGACTTTTAGCGTATATTATTACCATTATTCTCATTTTTACAACAAATCCATATGGAATTCTCACGGAAACAAATGGTGGTGCCAGTATATTCTTAAGTATGGTCGGTGGATTTTTAATTGTAATGGGATTTCTGTTTTACCAAACGAAAAAACAATCAACCGAAAACGTAGAAACTGGTGGTGTTCTTAGCTATTTTGGAAAAATACTAACCACTTTTGCTTTTTTCTTATTGGTAATCGCAGCAATATATTTCATTTTTTACTTGGCGTCGTATTACACCAACTTCAGTGCCTACTTTTTATTCGGTATTAATGCATTGATAGTTATTGGCATGATAACCATGGCTGTTAAATACTTTGGAATCCATGATGGAAAACAGAGTGATAGCCCTCCATCGTGGAGTAAATTATTGGGCAAGGTAATAACCTATATTCCTTGCTTGTTACTAGACTTGGTCGATTATCTAAAATACCAATACCAAATTACTACAAAACCAATCATGATTGTGTTTATCGTAGAATTGTTACTTATAGGATTATATTTCATATACCCCTGGATAGTAAAACATTTTTTATCCCATAATTCAAATCAACTAGTAAAAGAGCCAGTCGTGTTAAACAATGTGACTAATTTAGGATCATTTAGTGATGTCAATTACGTGGATGATAAATTTCAATATAAATATGCCGTCTCAGGATGGATATACATAGATTCATTCCCTCCCGAGACAAATTCTAGTTATGATGAATATACATCCTTACTTAATATAGGTGACAAACCAAATTTCTTATTCAATGTAACTAAAAACAAACTCAAGATCATGCTGAAGACGCAAGGCAATAATGAAAGTATTTTGTACGAAACGGATGAGTTCCGAATGCAAAAATGGAATCATGTCGTTGTAAATTATGATGGCGCTACAATGGATATTTTTATCAACAATGAACTAGTATCATCTACACCTGGTTCTATTCCTTATAATAGCAACACTATGATGACTTGTGGAACAATGAATGGTATATATGGAGGTGTATGTAATGTAAATTATTTTAAGGAAGCGATTTCTCGCGCAAAAATTACTTGGTTATATACTTCGGTAAAAAATTTAAATCCTCCAGTGATTTAGAAAATTTCTAACAGTATATTATATATTATGGCTGTATCTGTTATGAAAATTGCAATAGGTGTTGTAGTAGTGTTATTATTAATATTCGTAATAAGATGGTTTATGGGAAGTAATACAAAACTAGTTGGTTTAAATGACGCCAAAAAGGTCACTAAAATTGATGCTGGGGATTTAGCACAGAGTAATGCATCTAATTACGCCTATTCTGTTTGGTTCTATATTGAGGATTGGAGTTATAGATATGGAGAACCAAAGATTGTTTTAGGACGTTTGGATAAAGACTTGAATCCTAGTCCATCCATTGTTTTAGGAGCAATTGAAAATAATTTAAAGATTGAAACTACTGTCTATCCTTCTGCTCAATCCGCCACTGCTTCTACACATACATGTAATGTCGATAATGTTCCTGTTCAAAAATGGGTGAATGCTATTGTCAGCTTGTACGGTAGAACCATGGATATTTATATTGATGGAAAACTAGTAAGAACCTGTGTATTGCCTGGTGTAGCCAAGATCGCAAATGATGCACCAGTTTATGTCACGCCTCAAGGTGGTTTTTCAGGTTATACTTCTAATATCCATTACTATGCTAATTCTTTGAATCCTCAAGAGGCATACAACATTTACCGCAGTGGATACGGTGGTAGTGGTATTGAATTTCCTTATCAAGTGAAAATCGAATACTTGAAGGATGGCCAAGAACAAGGTAGTGTAACTCTTTAGAACATACACGCTATTTACATGTAACTTTAGAACAAAAATATACAAAACAAATACGTACAAAACAAACACGTACAAAACAAACAAAAATATAATTTTTTACAAATTATATTTTTATTGTTATTCTTTTAGTAAAGATACCATATTATTTATGTCATTTATATTATATTATGAATAATAAACCTATTTCTGCTATTGCTGTCTTTTCAGGTCAAGTAACCGGTCATGTTAAATTTACAGAGGATGTTAAATATCATAGAATAAAAATAGAGTTACAATTACGTGGTCTTGAACCAAACAGTCTACACGGATTTCATGTTCATGAAGCAGGCGATTTAACGGATAAATGTACAAGTATGTGTTCCCATTTTAACCCATACAATACGACACATGGTTGTCCAGGTATGAAGAAACGTCATGTAGGTGATTTAGGTAATATTGAGACAAATTCAAAGGGTGATGCAAAATATCATTTTTACGATAGCATCATAAAACTTTCTGGTAGCAAGTCAAATATAATTGGCAGAGGTTTAATCATTCACGAAGATGAAGATGATTGTGGAAATGGAGGCAATGCAGAGAGTTTAAAAACTGGTAATGCTGGTAAAAGGATTGCGTGTGCTGTTATTGGTTATTCAAAGGATAATTTCAAATATTAGTTCAAATGTTAGTTCAAATGTTAGTTCAAA